CCAATTCTTGAACGTACTGAAAGGTCTGACTGTGATATCTCCCGCAGAGAACTGCTTAATCATATAGACATAAATATAATCATCCCTTGAGTATTCCCTCGGAACGCAGTTTTGTTTCTATAATAGACAGGTTTCTCTTCACGTCCGATTCCCAAAATCTAATAACTTTATACCCACGTGCCTCGGCCATCTTCTCTTTGAGTTTATCGTTTTCTTGAATATCGTTGACACTCGGACAATGATGTTCGGTGTTTGGATTACCGTGCCAATAATCTCCATCGGCTTCTATGATTATTGGCCTGCGTTTTAATTTAAAATCATACGAACGACATAACTCTCCATCGTGTATGAAAAATTGATAAGTGTATTTCAGTCCAAGTCGGTCGAGTTCCGCTGCCACCTTGGATTCGAGAGAATTCATCGGGCGACAAACAAACATCTTTTTCAGTGATTCTGGTTTATGTTTTTTTCCATACATTGGATTTTTTTCTCCATCGTATAATCCAATTTTTGCTTTGGACATCTTGTCCAAAGTTTCGTCGGAATGCTGCTTTCCTAACATTGGGTGGTTGTTTGTTTTTAACCATTCTTTCCGAACATCGGACATTATTTCTTTAGATTTTTCTGTATTTTTGCATCCAAATCTAGGAGATTTATGACCCGTCAAAGTTTTTCTATATTTTGACAAACACTCTCTTGAACAAGTCGGTGGATGCTTGTCACCGACTTTTCGTGTTGGCGTTTCGCATATTATACATTTTCTCCAAGACAAGATCTCAAAATCGCAAATATTTTCTTTTACATAGTCTAAAAATTTCACTTGATGGTGCGCCCGCAAGTGAATTGACATTATTTTTGGGAGCACCTCTGCCCCGCATAAGCGACAAGTTAAATGGTTCATGTTAATAAATATCAAACAGGCGGATAAAAACACCGTCTAATTTAATCTTTATTAGTTATACATCTATCTTGATTTTTATAAGGCACTCGTTGGTAAAGTCTTTCAGCAATGGCTGACTCAACTTGGCAACGGCAACAAGGTCATTGTTTTCGTTGTATAGACCAACAGTGGTAATATACACTTTAGGATTGGTGTAAAAGTCGGTAAATCTTAATTTTCCAGAATCCTGTGGAGTACCTGCATCCGATGCTTCCTTTGGAGAAATTACAAATGTAGGATTATTGGAATAGTTATATTCTTGATTTTTTACACGAACAAAATAATGCCTTGCTGGAACATATTCTGTTACACGGGCCTTCATTGATCCAACCAACGAACCGTTGTAGAATTTTGCTCCCAACTTGATAGACTCAAAGAATGCATTTTGAAGTCTTGCAAATCCACCGTTCCACTGAGAATTGACCCAATAAAATGACTTACCGCTCACTGGAGAGTCTCCTATAAGTTCATTGATTTTCTTAGGATTTAGAATGACCATACCAAGATCTGGATACAATGAACCAATACCGTGGTATATTCCAGAATAAGTTGCACCAGAATTCAGATCTCCGATGATAAGATTGTATCTCTTTCCACCAGTCTGAAGTCCGGTATCTGGATTTTCTCTGGAGTCGTCTATGATTTGTAAAATCTTTCTTCCATCCGATGCACCCGAACCAGACAGTGTCATTTCAAATTGACCCGGATCTAGTCTATCCTTGTATTTTGAACTTCTGAAGGAAATTGCCAGAATTTCATCAGAGTCAACAGTTGCCCCAGAAGTTGCAGATGACGTGGCAAATGTAAATTTGTTGTCGCCCGGAGACAATAGCAGATTTCTGTATTGATTATAGATGGCCTTGGTTGGAAACAATAAACTACCTTGCGCAGATCCTGTATCAAAATCCGAAGAGCCTGAACCATTGTAGTTACCATATGCCAAAGAAAAATATATGTCTGAATTTACAGACCCAGTTGGAGCATCGTACACATTCGTATAATACAACCCATTGAGTGGCTCAAATTGGGAAGAAGACATGTTTGTCTGACGGCTGCTTGTATAAAATTCAGACCAAGAAGACGTGCCATCGCTCCACAATCCAGTTGATACAGGTTGTGTTCTTCCTGCTACTATATCCGTTGAGTCAAATTGCTTGAAGATCATGGGTATAAATATTATGTTACAACATTTACTGTGACTGGTATGGATACCGATCCTCCGCTTTCATTACCAACCACTGTCAAAGTAGTTGTCGTGGTCTGTGTCAATGCGGAGTTTGGCACAAATCTAAATCTCAATCCCAAAGCAATTTGTGCAGTGGTAGATGAAACGTCTCCAATAAATGTTGGAATTGTTGCATTGGAAATTCCTTGAAGTTGCTCACCAATGATTGTACCAACCGACTTGTTGGCCAAGATTGCGGTATATCCAAGAGTCGTATTATATACTGGATTGGTTGAAGGAACAATAACAACTTCACCCTTGTAATCCTTGGCAACGTTGATTGAACTTTGACCCAAAGATATGACTGGAATGGATGTAACACCGGATGGAAGAGTAACAAGCTTATATTTCAGTAGCTGAGTCTCATCCGTGAATGCTTCGAATACTGGAGTGTTTCTTACTGCCAAGTCGTAATATGCAGATCCTTGTGGATGGTTTGGTTGATACAAACGATAATCAATTTCATCGTCGGACAAAGCATATGACGTAATATTCAACCCACCATTTGCCGCGAGAAGCTCTCTGCCTTTCTTTGTAAGCACAGCGTCTACCGTAATTATTTCATTGTTTATATATGCCATATAGTGTTACTTTCTCAATAAATATATATCTTATTACTTTTTTTACTATTTTTAGAGTGTTTTTGTTTCAACTGGATCACTATTATCCAATAGCCCAGTTTCCGCATTTACTGTAGTTTTTTTATTCTGACTTCCTTTTTTCCACTTAAACTGCTTGTTGTTTTGGTCGTATGATGTGATCTCTTTTACCGAGAACTGAGTCTTACCATACTTATAATGGTCAGGGGAATAACCGTTCAATAATTTGGCATTATATGGATAATATTCCATAGAAAATTGCTTTCTATAATTAATACCCGATCCGAGAGGTCCAAATAATGGCCCCGTGGTTTTGTTTTTAAACTCTGTGAATATCGAAACCGTTCGATCCGTAACATAGAAATTTGCGCGATATGTGCTGGTTGGAGATATACCAGTTATGTTTCCTTCAAAAAACACAATCGACCCAGAGTTTACAAAGTTTCCAACGTAAGTTACTCCAGAAGATCCAAAATAGTCTGCATTAACTTTTACATCAGCAATGTTGCCGTCGATCCAAGTATTTCTGTAATCAAACCCATAAATAGATCCACTTATCGTTCCATTTATGTTGTGACTTGATGTTATGGCATATCCACCGTCATAGCCATCGCTGTGAGAAAATCCTACACTTCCGCTAAAGTAGAATACCTGATTTGAAGGAACAAATGACATTGTCATTGGATATTCATACAAAGTAGGCAGCTTTGCCAAATTTATCTTGTAGTAAGAACGACTAACTGTTTGTACTGTACCGTTTAGGTTGACATTAATTTCTCGGTCATCCAATGAAGATTTTGGCAGATTGTATTTGTTATGTACTTGATATGATTTTTTGACTTCAATGACATCTGCACGATAAAATTCATCGTTGTAATATGTAATTCCGTTTTCCGCATATATCGCAGTACCGTACTCATTATAATCAGTTGGAAAGAATGTATGGTTGATATCATTCAATATTGATAGGCCAGAATTTCTAACTGACAAGCTTGCAGTTTTTTGTTCTAACTTATATCCCTCAACATCTTTATAGATTGCAATCGAAGAAACTCGCTGTGGTATGTTTTCTCTTACCATTGGCTTCAATTCAATCTTCGGCCTTTCCAATATGGAAGGTTCTACCAATATACCATCTACAAGTTTTACTCTCGCAGGAACTATGCTCTTGATATACTTGAACATCGCTTTGTCAAAATAGAAACGCACAATGTTCATGAAGAACTGATAGTCTATGTTTCCAAATCCTTGGTCATAGAACATCTGTCTGAATGTTTCAAATCTCTGATATGAACTTTCATATACAGTCGAAGGATCGCCAATCAAATCGCTCAAAGGATATTCACCAAAGAATTTTATAATCTCCGTGTTCTGTATATCTGCAGGGGAGAAGAATATTCCAAGCTTGTTTGTATCTGACAAAATTGACTCACCAACTCTCACCGTGGCTCTTGTATCAGAAGAAAGATTGGAAATCATGTCTTGTTCCAAATAATTGATCTTATTACTTCTGAACTTGCTTGCGCCATAGTCTGGGATTTTTACGGTCTGTCTTGTGTCTTTTCTTAAGAATTGATAAGGAAATACAGAACCAGAAGCTGGCGAGCATACTGTTGGTTGATCTATTAAACCTAATACTTCTGGGAAATTAATTGCTTGGAATGTTGGGAAGTCGGATCTAAATGATAAGTTATTCAACGAGGCAGTGCCAGATATATCAAACAAATCAACAGGTCTTTCAAACGAAATCCTATAGATATTGCTAGATATCATTTTCTTTGGATCTGCCAAATCATATGAGTTCTGATGTAGTGTATGGTTTTTAAATTCATCATCACTCAGTGGAGTTTCCCACAACTTTATCTCATCTATGTTTCCAAAGAACGCTTCGGGATCTATGTTCAATGAAGCCGTGTTTTGATTATAGTTTCCGATGCATACATACGAACCACTTCTGTAATTTTCATTATAGCTTCCACTGAAAAACAAACTTGCTGTGGCATTGAATGTAATATGCGCGTCGTCTGCTTTTTGCAGACAAATGTCATACTTTATAGGATATGGATCAATTTGCTGTGGATACGAGCCAGACAAGTTCAAAAGATCGTCTGGGTAATTTCTACGCAATACTGCATGATATGTGTTTCCATCAAATATCGGCGCTCTGTCCGTCATGATGGTTCTTACATTTCCAACACCATCGTCCAAACTGAAGAACAATCTACCCCAATCCTTGCCCCTGTCTCTATACGCTCCAATCACCCAATAATCTGGGCAATTGGCTAGTCTGAATACTTTTCCCTCTTCGCTGGTATTGTTTGGATCAAATGCAAAATTGAATTCTATCGACTGTATGCTTCCTGTCCAATTCAGTCTGAAATATTCGCCCTTTCCTTGAAAGTATGGCTCGTATTTTACTTCATCTATGACATACAAAGACTCATTATGTTCGTCATGTATATTCTGTATATTTCCATATTCTTTGATCTTTATTATATTCTTTGGTATTCCAAAGCATGAGAACAAAGCGGACAAAGATGCCTCAGTACCTTTGGTCTTATAGATATACGGAAGACTGTTGAGTATTCTCTTCCATATGATTTGATTGCGCTGTTCCTCGGATATTGTATTCGATAGGTTGTATAACTCCGAAGATGGATCAAAATTATTTTTCGAGAAAGATCCTAATAACAAAGGCAAGTTTTCTTTTGAAATCTCGGCGTCCCAACCAAGTGACCGTAGCATATTTTCAACAACATCCAACGATATTCCGTAACTTGGAGAATTTGTGTAATTATTTTTTTCGGTGAATTGTTTTACCGATATGGAAATATTGTCGAAGAAATGACCAATCATTCCTACAAATACTATGAAGTCTTGATTTTCCTGATATTCCTCCACCATAAATTGTGGAAGATTATTTATTAGTGAATTTGCATTGTTTTTGTCGTACAACGATGCGGATGCGTCGTGTATATCATACCAAATATAATTGTTGTATAGGAATTTCTCATAGCCATCCATCGACGCTTCTACTTCATCAAGCTCACTTGAAAATTCTTCTCTCTCCTTTGTGAAGAATGGATCGTTCGGGTTGCTTATCAATTTTTGATCCAACAAGCTGATTGTTTCTTGCAATCTTTCTATTTGCTTTTGCTTTTCATCATATGCCCTCATTCTTAGGTTTGCTGATGAAAAATTCACGAAGTTTTCAAAGTATCTGTAATTTGTATTGTCTATTTCTCCACGCTTCTTTGTGTTTATTTTTGACAATACTTCATTATATTGGCTACCTGTTTGATTTATAAGCTCCTCCATTGACAGAGCCTCTGTAGAATTTCCTTCATTCTCTATTCTTATCAGAAAATTTGGCCCTCTTAAAGGAAATGTTTGTATTTTTTGCTTAGTGAAATAATACAGATTTTGTATTATTGGAAGAAATCCAAATGTGTTTGTTATCCACACATCGTCTCCTACCGAGATATCAAATGGCAAAGGCTCTTCGAGTTTCAGTACCAATTTATTATAAAATCTTGGATCGGTGGAAACGACCGACTTCTTATTTATCAGCGCAAAACTTTTACCATTGTTAAAGTTGATATAATTCTTGAAATATCCAGATACGTCTATGTTATGCTTAAACTCAAGTCCATACGCATTTGGGAAAAATATCGTGTTGTAGTATATTATCTGAAGAAAGTTGACTATAGAGTCATAATCTTCGGGCTTTTTGTTTGTAATTCGGTTGAGTTCTTGGTCAACTATATATCTGAACAAACTATAGTAATAATTCTTGATATCTTGGAATGTGGCACCTGCGCTGTAATTCTGATATAACCAATTCTTGAATTGATCATATATTCCCAATATGTCGTTTGTCGCATATTGTCCGTTTGATTTTAGATTTCCTTTTCTTACTCCGTAATACAAATCCGTAATGAACGATATTACATCTATATCGCTGTTGTATTCCGTTCCGCGCGATGTAAATCCATAGTTGAATTTCAATGAATTGGATCCCGTTGGATCCAGTTTTACTGCGGAATAGTATATGTTGTAAAACTGAGGAGAGCTAATTGAATTGAGAAGTTGTTCCGCAACTTCACTCAATCTTATTTGATTATTTGAAAATAAATCAAATTGGTCAACAATCTTTGCAGTCGTTCCCTTTAATGTTTTTGGAATGAGCGCAATTTCTGTTCTTGAATTTGAAATCTTATCAATGATGAGTTTGTCCGAAGATGATGTCTCGGAACCAATCATATTTCTTAGTAATTCAATCGAAATTTTGTAATTTCCATCATTGATACCCAGTTCTCTCAATTCACGTGCTATATCAATAAACAATGAACTTGTTGTTCCTTCCAAAATTGGAAAATCGCTCGTGTATGTCTTGTATGAATATATTACGTTATTGTTTCTTACGTCGTAATATGATTGTGTATATGGAGTGTATGTTCCTCCTCCATATATAAACGAGGATGTGATAGGAGTATTGGAAAAATCAAATACGCTAAATTTGATGAAATCGTCTTCTGATTTTCCAAATGGAAAGTTTACAGAAGTAAATCCATCTGTCAAAAAATCCAACTCGGATTTCGATAAAGCGGATCCATAACTCAAAGAAGAAGTTGAGATATTTATATATTTTATGTCTTGATCCAAATTCATAACTCTATAAAATTAACATTGTATACCGTTTCAACTTTTGTAGGAAGATACATCTGGTTTTGCAAAGGTATTGTTATTGAAGAAGAATACATTTCATCCATAGCGTTCTGAATGATGAGATTGCCATACTCATCTATATTTGGAACTATCGAACCTGTGGCATATAGCTTCTCAATATCTTTTTGATCGTAATCTTCCAAATATGGGGTTGTGTTCATCGAGAAATTTTAAATGTTGTAGGAATTGGGAATGTCAAAATAGATCCACTTTGCTCCGTTCTAATTTCAACTTTAAAATATCTTTCTTGAGGCAATCCATTGGTGTCTAATGTGAAGAAGTTTCCATATTCATCCAAACTCAATTTTGTATAACTGTCATAGCTCAATATTACTTCTTCGCTTTCCGCATCCTTGATTTGATAATAGCTAGACTCTGGTAGACGATATGGATATTGAGTATATTCTGAGAATTTGTTTGTGAATGTCTTTATTGGATAACGTTTTCTAGGTGTTACATCAAATCGTATGATTGATCCCTGTTTATATTCCTTTGCCATGTTTTTGATGTTTACTACCGCATCTCGGATGCGAACTTCGTCTTGGCTTCCGGTAATATACACCGAGTCATCCCACGCAACATCTATGTATGGATAGTATATTGTATTTGTTTCTTTCGAGAAGAATTTCAAACTTCCATAATCAATGGAGCTTGTTTCATCACTGTGCATTAGAATGATACCATTGTTATCTATGGTGTTTGATAGCCACGCATTCATTATCGTGGTGATATCCATCCTGATATCGGAGGTTTGATAATCAAATGTTTGATAGCACACAAATCCACCAGTAACTGGAGCTATATATGAAGATGTTGGTGCAGGCGAACCCGAATTTGGACATTCTGGGAAAGGATTGTATGGATCTGGGCTTATAAACGGAGGGGCAACATATCCAGATCCAGAGCCTTCCAAACTTGCAGATACCCACCAAGTTCCACCACCAGAACAATCTGTTATAGAACCGCTGTACCAAAAATTAGAAATACCATCTGTGAATTTCCAACTAACTCCGTCTGTAACTGTACTTCCATCATACTTGTATCCAGTTCCCATGTTCCAAGGTTTTGACAATGGATATGCTGCAATCGTATATTTGACTGGCACTTCTGTTACATCACAGGTTTTCAAAGTTAGGAAAAAGCAAGGATTTGTTATTTTTCCTTCCGCGATTGCATTTGATATTTCGGCAATATCAAACTGTAACAATGCTCTGGACAAAACTGCCGCCGCACTACCACTAACACTTCTGCAGCTATTCAACGAAATTCTTTTTTCTATTTCCAGAATTTCATCCAACCCCATATTTTTGTATATGAATGTGGAGTTATCGGTAATAGTACTATCTTTTGATGGGTATAAAAAATAATGCATAATAAATCAATTTACTCGTCCCACAATGTCTTTGGTTGGAAATCTTACTTCAAAAATGCTAGGATCTATGGATGGATATACAACATTATCCATAGTTGCCTTTTCTATGTCATACTCGTATGGAGAATAGTCGCCATCCTTCAATGTTAAGTTCTTTATCTTGATCGAAGGAACCGACTGCACTCCATCTACCTTTGCTATTTCCAATTGTAATCTGCTCAAATTTATTGGCTCGCAGAATTGAATATTGTTGATATTGAAATAGTTTTGAACCAAGGTTATGCAATTGGCCAACACTTCTCGTTTATTATAATTCTTATATGTTAAGATCGAGAAATCCACTCCTATGTTTATTATAAATCCATCCAACAAATTGACGCTGTCTGTAAGCATTCTGTATTGGTTGAGATAGTTTTTTAGATTTTGGCGAATTGCGTCGTTCGAGTTAATCAGTCTTTGATTTCTATCGTAGCACAGAATATATAGGTTTACTGCGAACGGATTGTTTGGTGGGATAGCCTTTACATTCGTATTTACTGGAGACAATGAGCTTGTTGCCAATTGATTTGGATTGGCTTGAATGTTTGATGGATCCAATTGAGTGTCTGTTACAGCATACGCCTTGGCAATGGCACCGTACTTGGATGGCATTGCATATGTTCGGATGACATAATCTTTTTGAGTTACTGCTCTTCCTTGTGAAGAGAAACTTGCCAAAGCATTGTTTCTTATCTCATCATTTGTTTCAGTGCCTCTACCACCAGATGCAGGCAATGGATTGTTTACTTTTATAGAGCGGCGAACTAAACTGGTTAAATTCTGTTCTAGATTTGGAAGAGAGGTTATGTCTCCAAAAAACTCTATACCGTTTATGGTTTTGATTGTATTTGCATTTACGTTACTAGCAACACCTCCGCCTACAATGTATCTTATTGTCAATGTAGTGTTGGCAGGAGCTTGTCCAAATGCTCTAGAAGACAAGAAATTCGCTGGATCATATGATATGCTTTCTCTTCTGAATGTTGAAGATTTTCCTACCGTATATATGTTTGGAATGATTACTTCATCGTCCTTGATATTTGTACCGGAACCAAACTCCAAAAATGTTGTGTCGTCAGCCGCGACACCAGAAACAAATCGTCTGGATGTTCTTAAGAATTTAAGCAAAAATGGAACGGTGTCTCTATAAGCCGCAAGTGAAGAGTCATTTTTGTATATGTTCTCATAATCTATTGGAACAAGGTCTTGTGCCAAATAGTCTGTCTCATACCAACGATTGCCATCAGAGTCATATATATCAAATATTTCTATGATATTTGTATCGGTAAGATATATCTTGTAAAAAGAAGAAGGTGTTCCGATTGCAAATTGTTTGGTAACAAGCTGACCAGAAAATGCATCTGTTGTTTTTTTCAAAACAAAAAATTCTGGCTGTCCTGCGGTATTTCTTTGGTATACTGAAATTTCAAGAGGGTCGTTCTTTGTATCTACTGTAAAATCCACAGGAGAATTTGTCATGAAAGTTACTCCTGTATCACTTGTCGTCGTCATGCCCGGTTTTATGATCTGAGAATAATTTAAATCTGGGATCATGTTTCCAGACCCATCCATTTTTGCGGGAACCAACTGATATACGTCCAACTTTGTCACACTTGGTGCAGTTACCTTCGACTTGTAACCCAACGAACGTGCAGAGTCTATGATATTCTGCCTTTCTTCAGAATTAACCAACATAGACTCCTTAAACTGATAGTCTATGTAATATGAAAGTACATCTCCAACATACGCAGCCATTTCGATGAACATCATGCCGGTTGACGCATCGCTGAAATCTTTGTATGAATTTGGATAATATGTCTTGGCAAATTCAACCAAGCTGGCTTTTAGCTGAGAAAAATCCTTGTTTAGATATTTGACATTTTTCTTGCCCGGTTGAAAAGACTTTGGAGTATCTAATATCATATATTGGTGGTGTTCATTGTAACATCAAGCGTTTGAGGGGATGTGACCCCAATTGATGGAACAGTAAAAATAACAGAGACTTGTATTTTGTTATAACTATTTTCCGCAGTGTTTGTTACGTCAATTGATTGTATCTTTACATAGCTCATCCATCTATTTATATCTTTTTGAATTGCACTTTTGATTACAAACGCTATGTCTTCTCCGATGTTTTCAAACAGCAACGACCACAGCCCAGAACCAAACTCGGGGTTCAATCGTCTTTCTCCTTTTCTTGTTCTCAGCAAAAGATTTAAGTTTGATTTTACTTGGTCAACTGCATTATAGCTTTGATTAAAATAACCCTGTGGCCCGTGCGTGATGGGCAAAGTTATACCATAAGCTTGTGTGTTTTCTGCCATTTATAGTTAAGGACGACTTGACTTTGCTTTTTGATCTATTGCTTTGAGAAGTTTCGAGTAATCTCTAGTCATCGCATTGGCGACGGCTGCAACTTCCTTGTTTTCGGCCAATACTTCTCTCGGAAGACTCTTTAGAGTATCTATCGCGGATGGAGCAGCCACGGAGTTTTCATCCGGAATTCCACCAACCGTTTCATTCAATACTTGGTTCAATATTGGATTTGAGCTAAATGTCTTTGGTGCCTGTACTGGCTGCTGTTTGATAGGAGCATCAAACGATACATTTGGCTTCTTTCTTGGCAACATCGTATTGTTGACCTTAGACTCGTCATTGGACTCAGAAATAACTGGTTGCGCAGTTATTCTTTCAGCCAACACTTCCATGAGATACTGTGGTAGAGAATTGTTGATTTCCTCACGCACAACAGTTCTTATAATTTCTACTAGTTCTTTCTTGTTCATATATACTATAAATATAATGGTTGTTTAGTCTTTTTTTATTTAAATTCAATAGTTTGATATATCAAATGGTTATATCATCCCGTTGGATTGGTTGGAGTTGGCTGCGGTGTTGTCTGTTCAGTTGGTTGGGCATTGTTTATTTCGGTTGTACCCACACTTGGAACTGAAAGAGCAGAAGATTCCGAAGGTTCTATGCCTTCTGCTTCGGCGTCCGCTCTATTTTGCTCCATTTCCAACCTAGCTTGTTCTTCTAGTTCGGCTTGCAACCTAGACTCTTCTTCTGGATCTATTTCACCAATTCCATTCAAATCTGGAAAATCCATTTCCGGCATTTCCTGCTCTTCTTCTGTAGTCTCCCCAGTATCGGGATCTGTAGTTTTTATAGGAGGATTGGTTCTTTTAAAATTCTGTTCGGCGTCGTTTTTCGCTTGAGCCATTGCTTGATTGAATTGTGTTCCCACATTCTTGATACCAGTGCTGTCTATGGACTTTTGAAGCCCCTTCAAAGTTTCATTTGCTATATCATTGACCAAGCCAGACACCAAGTGCTTTATTATTTCTTTTCCATTTCCAGATGCAATTGTTCTTAGAATAGATGCCGCAGCAAGAGCAGTTGCCATATTGAGTTTTACCCCCGGAATAAATGGCAAAACAATTGTTTTAAATTTAACAACATACTCTGCTATAAATTTTGGACTTTTTCCAATCAATACTGCTGGCAAATCCAATCCAGGGAATTCTGGAAATTTTGGAAAAGTAATTCCTAAATTAGACAATGTTGGAGTTAAGCCCAAAGTCCTTAGTGCCGCACCCGTTGAAGGTAATGCGGTTGCAATATTTAATCTAGAAGCAACTGTAGAAGCAGCTGCACCAATACTTGTAGGTATACCGGCGTTGCTAGCGATTGACGAAACACTTACATTACTTAAATTTGAAACATTTATTGGACCATTTATATTTACGGTTGGGCTAATTTGATTTAATGATAAATTTGGAGCAGATAATGTATTTATTCCGCTTGTAGATAGAGTTGCTGTCGTATTTGATAATAATCCAGTTGTTGTTTGTGCAGCCGTGCCCGTCCCAACGGTAATATTCCCAGTAGATACAGCCCCGGCTATAGATGTAGTATTATTTGCCAAACTTGTCGGTCTTGTACTGAATACCTCGGTCGCAGTCGCCACCGTTTCATTTGCCGTCGTCGTCACGGTAGCCGCTGTGCTAAATGTGGGAGTATTGGACAAAAATGTCGTTGGTGCGGTTATAGATGGTATTGTATTGGTCAGTTCTGGCATATCATCCTCCCAAAAACAATCTGGAGCTTTGTAATGTTGGTATTTGCGATCTTAATATCAATAGCTGTGCCTGTGCTGCATATAAGCTCTGTAATTGCTCTGCCCAAAGAACTATAAACGGAGGCATTGCTATGAATGTTGTGATCGTTGGTGATGCGTGAACGTGAGCGATTGTAGTTGCAAGACTTTGAATATGTGTATTTATCAATGAAAGTTGAAAATCGCACAATGCATATAAAAATAAGCAAGTCACGCCGCCCAGCAGCGCCGGTTGGTCATTGGCACCCAATTTATCAACTCCGACGTAAGTTTTCTTGGCATTAAAAACAATTACTCCATCGGAAGATGTAATTGTAGTATTTCCTTTTGCGGTAATTGATACAAATTTATCACTGGTTATTCCAACAAAACTCTTTGAATAAAGTAAAGTTTCGTTTACCTTTGAAGAAAATATCAATCTATCACTGTTGATTACGATCTGATCTCCATTCAAGCGAGGAATGGTGACAGCCTTTGTTATATTTATTACTGGAATTGTTGTTGTAGGCCGAAACCCGGATACAGTTTTTCCTGACGTAATATGAATGGAACTTCCATCTTTGTTTATATCTTCGATTGTATATCCTTTGGCAGTAAGCCCCTGTGGATTTGTTATTGGAGCTTGGCGGTTTCTGATAAGTATCATTGGATTTCCACCACCATCCGAGTATTCTCCCAATCCATTATCATTTGCGCGCACACTGTCATATGCACCAAATCGTATAGAAGATCCAAATCTAGACTCTAATATCGTATCACCTTCATATTTTTTCAAGGTTCGTATATGATGGTTAAATTTGAAATATTTTCCCAACACTCCTTGATAATTTTCTCCACCCGCCGCACTCAATGTTGATCTTGGACCAACGAATGGTGCGGGAGGAGTGTGGTATGTATCAACATTTCCAGAATTATGGCCTGCAACCTTTTCAGTCACAAATGAAGCATTTGTATTCATGACTGACTTTGAATTTAACTTTTTTGAATAGTAATATTTGTTTAAATATTTTGCAACGATTACTATTTCATTCATCAGTGGATATTCAATTACCCCCGTGTTTTCAATGGGATATGCCCACTGCAAAGAGTCTTTTGGAGTTCCTCTTTCACTCTGTAAAAATCTAAATCTTATTTTTCCAATATTTCCATAATTTGGATCATTTGGATTTGGTCTACTACCATTTGAATTGGGTGGCCAATCGGTTGGATCTAATTTCGAATTTGCAAACTCTGGATGCGTCTCGTCCAAGATTACATCCAATACAACCGCTTCTTCCAATTCATAAAAATAATTGAAGTCTGGCTTGCGTTCGAAAAGCATGCGCACAGATGGAATGACACTGTCCTGCTTGACATTTAAATCATTTCTACGCTCTGTATTCCAAAATGCCATAATTATTTACTTTGTTTTTCTTCCGAGTTATTTGGTTCTCTGATAGCTTTGGCGGTTTCTTCAACCGCCGCCATAAGCTGCTTTCTTTCTTCTTCCGTTAAAAGCATCGAACCACCTTCACCGTCTGCACCAGATTTTCCAGACATTAGCCGTTGTATAATAGCCGCTAATTTGATTAATTGCTCATCATTCCTAATTCCAACGTCAAAGTACTCTTTAAGCAACGGAACGATTGTAACAGCATCATTTACCGTCTTAATCATGTCTCTGAGGTCAGTTATGAGTATATCAAGCTGTTGTTTCTTCTCTTCAGAATTGCCAACAATGTCCTTACACAGCGAAGCGAAGGTCTTTCCTTTGTATAGCTCAAAATCAGATGTTTCCATACACTATAAATAGTCTAATGTATATATATTTCAAAGCGCAATAGATCCGCGATTGAGATATTCACTTTTTATATGAGACTGCGGACCTGCCATCTTATTTATAACCTTTGTGATATGTTGAGTTTGGCAATCTGCGATTTCTCGTATATACAGATACAATGCCTTTTTATTAAACACATCAATACGGTCTGCATTTCTGAATATTTCAATAACTGCATTGGCAATCTTTAGATCGCGTTCTTTGGTAAAGTGTCTTCCAACATTCTTGTCCCAATATTCAACCATAAGCTTGATAAACTCGCGGGTTTCGCTTTCCTGCTTTTCATGTTCTGGCTCAACAACAAACTCTCCAGACTCTCCAACTTGTTCGCAGATTTCTACATGTTTCTTAAAGCGGCGATAGGTAGTGTTGTTATCAAGAATAAACCAATGCTTTGCCACAATACTGAAATAACTGAATGCTTTACCTTTTCCCTTCTCATACTTGGCAATATTTGCCACCATATGTGAAATGGCTTGTTTCTGGATCTCTAATGGAGATACATCTGCGTAACTGAATTTAAACGTGTTATATACGTTTTCTGCTATCTTGGCAAATGCGGCTTGTATTTGCTCATTGTATATACGATCTTTTTCACGAGGATCTTCTGTTTCATTATAAGCTACAATTGCCGCTTCTGTTTCCAACGTGAAATATACGTTGGAAACTTTCTTCTCAGTTCCATCAGAAAGCAGCTTATTGGTTTTGCTCCCCTTTGGTCTACCACGAGGTCTGGAAATCTTTTCTGGTATATGAACTTCGCTTACCTTTATGATTTGTTTTTTAATTTTCCGTGGTTTATTTACCTTAGAAACTTTTTTGATCTTCTTGACCTTTTTGGTCGCCTTCTTGGATTTATCAATCCGTTTGCGCTTCTTCATATATTATTTGATACGTTCGCTGAATTCCTTTGATATTCTTACAAGCTCACTAAAAACAAACCCAACATCATCATCTTTCTCAAAAAGATTGCGATCATCTACTGCTTTCATTTGCTTATATACATCATCCACTTCGGTACGGAAATAGTCCAACCATTCTTCATATACTTCGATCTTATTGATCATGTTGTAGCATGCATATCCAAGAGCGCATGTGCTCAAAAAGAATATGATCATTAATGTAACAATTATCCACATAAGTTTAATCCTCGGTTTCTTCTTCGTCTATTTCCTCGGCTTCATATCCCAGTTCTTCTTTGAGAATAGCCAATGCGTCTTCTACTGATGGCCAACTACGGGCTTCCAATGCATATTCAAGCAGTTCTTTGATTTCTTCAAGATTATCAGTGTTGATGTTCATATTGTAGATTTAGATGATTTTCCAACCTTGCTCTATTAGTTCTAGAGCTTTCTTGTATTTTATATATTGGGTTTCTCCATCTTTTTCCACTACAACCTTATCATTTCTTCCATGCTTCACCATTTTTTCTACTTTTTGAACAAATTTCACGCCGTCATCCGTCATCAATATTCCATTTGTATGATCAATTTCATGCTGAACGCAGATGGCTTCAAGCAATCCATAGTCTGAACGAACTGACTCTTGTGTAACTGGGGTTGTATCTGGACCAAATGGTAATGGATTGGCGTGATTTAGTGTAGACACGGTTACTTTGAGCGAGCGAATTGTATTCACTAGCTTGCCCGGCAAACTCAAACATCCCTCTGTGAATATCAGCTTTTCCTTACTTGCCTCAACAATGGTTGGGTTCATAAGAATGATTGGCTGTGCATCTTTTCTTGCGCGTACAACAGAAACGGACTTGTTTATCCCAATTTGATTGGCGGATAATCCAAGTCCGTTTGATAGTTCGTCTAGTGCTTCGATGAGTTGTTTTGCTATTGCTTCACCTTCTTCAATCGTTGCCACTGGTTCTGTTTTCTTATGCAGATAATCTTTGTTTTTGACTATTTTGTAACTCATATATGTTTATTACGATTCACATATATATGTTAAATGTTTATATTGTCAATATATAATAAATAAATATAAAGAATTATCTTGGAGAAACTTTACCACTGGAAATTCCGTGTGGAGCAAATGGCGGAGGAGGTGGTGCAGAAATATGAACAACCTGAGCTTCAGCTTGTTCTACTGTATTATTTTTTATAATTGTTGGTTCTGGTGTTGAAGGAACTGTCTCGGTTACTTCAACCGCTTCAATCGTTGGAGTGGGTAATTGCACCTCTTCAACTATAGGCTTAATACTAACAGACTCGATTGGTTCTTCGAGCGGTGGTGTGCTTAGACTAGGTGAAACTTGTTCAACCGATAGAGTTGGTGTTGGGGTTAGGATTGGCAAACTTTCCATTTTTTCTGGAACTTTCGTTGGTTCTATTGATGTTGCCGTTGGAGTAACAGTTGGAGTAACAGTTGGAACGATTGGTACCTCATTCTTTACGGAAGATATACCCACGACTGTGTCTTCTTTTTTCTTTTGAGCAATCAATACATTGAACGCCAATATCAAGCATATTGCCAACGGATCAAACACAGCCATGATTGTCCATATGAAATAGTTGACAGCCTTGTCCAAAGGAATACCTAAGCTATTGGCAATGAACTTGAATGTGCCAACATCCGTATGAACAATCTTCTCCTGCAGTTCAGTGTTTTGTTTTCTGATATTCTGAATATCCGTGAGTTGATCGGCTATCTTTTTCTTTCCTTGTTCAGACAACTCGTTCTTTTTTCCATTCAATGAAGATACTTTTTCATCAATCTCTGTATTGTATGCTGCTATGGATGCTGTTATATCTGATATCTCCTTCTCCAAACTCTTTATGCTGTTGTCTATGCCAGTGCGTTGAGATTTGCTGCGGTTTTCAATCGCCGCGACGCGATCATTATATTCTTTGACTTGAGAAGCATATTGCTCGCGCAACTTTGATATTCTATCCTGTGATGCTTTGATTTGAGCATCAATGTCTCCACGCTCTTTTGATTGACCTTCTTTGACTGTTCTTGCCTTATCCAATCCATTCTTCTTGAATAATCCACCCGTTCCTTCTTCCATCCATTTCTGAACTTCCTTGTCCAATATTTCCAAACGAGAGTTGAAGAGCTTTATCTGCTCGAGTTCTCTTGATATATCATTGTCTGTGGAGGATTTAGCAAGTTCAAGTGCTTGTTTTGCCGCCGCTATATCTACGGAAGTATCTTGATTTGTATTTGCAGACTTTCGTATGTTTTCTATTTGCTTGTTCTTTTGATCAACAAGCTGTGTGCGTTGTTCTATTACCTTTTTTCTGTTTTCTTCCACGCCTTTGATTTCGGCTTCGTTATAAGTTGATTGCTTGAGAGATGATATTTCCTTCTCTATCTCAGATATCTTTGTGTTATTTGACTCTATTTGATGCTCATAGCCCTGAACTGTTATAGATGTTGCTGTATACCCCGCGCTCAAATATCCGTATATACCAATGGATGTTATGCCCATCAAAGCCAATGTAGCAAGCACCATATATGTCTTCATGAGCAATCCTATTTCTTCCCATTTTTGCTTTAGGAAAGTTGCGGTGATAAGTTTGCCAACTTCAAGTGCCGTTCCCATCACAACAATAGATAAGCCGCCGCCAACAAACAATAGTTTCAAACCAACTATGCTAAAATAAGCACCACAAGCAGATATTACGATGGCGCTCAACAATACCAAATATGCTAAAAATTTCATATTATATAAATATCTGTATATATTAAAAAAACAACCCCACATTTCTGTGGGGCTGTCAGGGATGATCGGAAACCACCCTCCACCAGTCAATTTATAGAAATTGACAACTTATATAACCTTTTCAATCAATATACTGTATGAAGGTTCGTTGATTGTCAAACTTTATCTTATAGGAGTTTGACTTTTTGTGGCTTTTGCTCTTCGGGTTTCACGCGAGGCAAAACAATCTTGATTGTTCCGTTTATAAAATCGACTTTGATCTTGCTCTTGTCAACTCCTTCGCCAATGGCAAAAGAGCGAACAAAACTTGAACGTTTGATTTCTCTGTAAACATAACGCGCCTTGCTATCTGCTTCGGTGGAAGCTGGCTTCTTTCCGCCACGAATGGTGAGAGTATCACCTTCCAGTTCAACGCTTACATCTTCCTTGGCTAGTCCAGCAACGTCTGCTTCTAATACAAGTCGATCTTCATATTCTATGACATCTACCTTTGGATAGCTCAACTTACCATAAGAGCCTCCATACGGTGTTACTCCGAAGTTGTTGAAAACTTCATCGAACAGTTTATCGAATGGGGTGAGAAACTCATCCCGAGTGTATCTTGTTAGTGTACTCATATATTTGTATCCTTTATTTAAATCGGCTCCATTATGGACACCGACATATACACTATATCACATTTCGTGCCAGTACGATTTTCCGTATTTCTCCTATGAGGTAAACGAAATGGGCACCGATTAAGGTGCCCATTTGTCACACGCAGGGGGTCCGCTTGGCTCATAGAGAGTCTTTTTATCTCTATGAGAAATAATATTTAAACTTCTTTTCTTATTTCTCTTGAATAATGATGAACTCGATTGTGATTGACCAAACTGGCCATCAATACACCACTACGAATTCTGCCGTTCTTCTGTAATTGATAGCAATGGGACATTATTGTCTGCTCAAACGGGGAAGCATATTTTGTTTCCAAGAATATCTTGTAATTTCCTGCCCTTGTCATCACCGACGGCCAATTGCTATAATACACTTCTCCTATCAAATAACTTAACCCATCAATGCAGCCAGACTCTTTCCAACGCATGCGATGAGTTCCGTCTGGAAAATACTTCTTTCTGATATGCTCTGGTACATTATGCCACGACCATTGCTTGTGGTGGTCCCCATAGAATTCGCTGAATGAGATTTTGATGAAGTCCAAATTTTCATGCTCGATGATCTTTTTGCATTTGCTCAACCAATTGTCCATATGCATATTCAATCCATTTTTGCACAGTGATACATTGTCCACCATAAGCATGTCGTCCTCAAACCAAACCATATATTTTCCACCATTTTCATGAAAATGTTCAGCTGCCCATTGTCTTGCACCGCACACTCCGAGATTACCTTTGCGAACAATCTCAAAATTGTACTTTTTTGCAATTTCATCATATTGTGGAACTGTTGATGTATCGATACTGTTGTCTATGAGTATCTTTCTTTCAACGTTCAGCAATTCTGGGTTTGAAGATTGAATTGTATCCAATAACAGTTGAAGTTGTTGTGGAAAGTTGAACGTGACAATATAAAGATATGTTTTTTTCCCAGAACGGTTCATTTCAACTTCTTCTTCACTTTGAAAATATTCCACAGAGTCTGGAACTTGCGATTTTGATATTGCAATTTCCTTCTTTGGAACTGGCATGTTTTTCATGCGCTCAAAGAATGTTCCCATCAACCCATCGCCATTTATCATTTCAATATTTACCAACTCTGGCTTTTGATAAGTGAGTAGTGAAAATATGCTCTCCTCCGTTCCCATATATCCCTCGTTTAATGTCTGATCCAACAGTGAATAATATGCTGAATTTATTTGAGATATGACGTTCTTATGTCCTCCGAAAAATCCACCTCTTGCAACCCTATTGACTTTTGCATTGGCATATTTGTTCATACCTTCTATCTTGAACCCATGTATTTCGGAATTGGTTTCATATGGATAGCACACGAATAGAAACTTCTTAAGCAAAGGTTCCATCTTTTCGATTACATTATCATGGCTAAAGTAACCAGAATGCACAGTTTGGGTAAGTCCTGCATCTATCCAACAAAAATGATCTGTGTCAAATGGATTGAATATGCACGCATCATTGAGCATGAACATCTTGCTCATGACCAACGGATTATATAGCTCCAACTTTGCTTGTGTAGACTCTGATAACCACCCAACTTGATTATACCATTCTGAATTCTGTCTGATATTGTTTACTTTGTCAAAGAATGAGAACCATGTTCTGAAATCATTCGCGGACTTGAAGCGTATATCTGTTCCAACAGATCCTTCTCTTGCTTTTTGAACAAAAGCTTCATGTTCTTTGTCAATAAACACGATCATCGGAGTGTCTTTGCAAGCCTTGAGCAATTTCTCAAAATGCACCAAATACTGTGAAAATGGACGCTTAAATGACGTATCCATCTCACCTCGCTTCAAATCAAAAAGGCCAGTAACCAATGTTGTATTATGCATATAATTTTTAAATTTGGGGAGTCAAGTATACCACTCCATGCAATTGGTCAAACGGAAGTCCTGTATATTTGCATTTATGGATGAATGTCTCGTATATTCTTCGTGCATTCTCTTCGCTCATATCATTATGATAATTGTGCTCCAATACAATGAATGGTTTTGTATTTAAATTTTGTATGACATTTGTCATAGAGTCTAGTATGTTATAATCTCTATTTTCCGTGTCAATTTTAATTAAATCAATTTCATTTATAAAATCTACAAACTTTGTAAGTAAACTTTCTCCCGAAATCATGTTAGTATCCACACCACTATCTGAATTGGTTATTTTCTGCACTCCTAGATTTATAGAACGGTTAAGCTCCTTGTTTGCATATATTTGATTTATATTCGACTCAAATCTAATAGTACCATCTTTATCTGACACGGCGTGATTGATTATCTTACATCCTTGTATATTTTTAAACTTATTTTTCATGTAACTGTATAGCTCCACGGAAGCTTCAACCATAATACACTTTTCAACGGATATTCCAGACTGGGAAATTACATCATAATATTTGCCAACATTCGCTCCAATATCAATGTAATTTATTTTTAACTTTTTGTTTTTGTGCAGATAATCTAAAACGACAGCTATTTCCGAATTTACATGCCCCTGCACTATGTTCTCATCCCAATATTGTATATAATTCATATTATTTTTTTCCAAGATCGGGGGCTTCATAGAAACGGGGTTGTATCTTTAACATTTCTGGCTTTTGGCATCCAGTTCCTTCAATACTGTGTGAGTATTTTTCTATTGGAAAGGTGGTAACTCCCTGATTTTTATCCCAGTTTTCTCTGGTATCAAACAGATGAATGTGAGGTTCATACGGAACAACATATAATTTTATTCCGTTGTCTGAAAAATATCTGCTAACCAATACGTCGTCGGAAAAGGTTTTTCCCAAATACAATTCATCAAATGTAGGAGTAAATAATTTCTTTTTGTATGATGCGGATTTATAATGCTGCAGTGCCGACACTTCTCTGACTTGAGTGACACAAATTATCCAATGATCTCGTATGTCTCCCTCGTGTAGCATTTTTTTGCATCCTCTGCCTTCGTAACATATCACCGAGTCTGTAAACTGAGCCTGATACTTCCTGTGTTCAGAAACCATTTCTTTGTAATAAATCATGTCGTCATCAACGACGAGCATTATTGTTTCTGGGTTTGATAATCTCTTGAGAGTTGGGACAAACTTTGTTGGTGGACCAAAATCTTCTGTTCTAAAAACTTTCAAGTGGCGATACTTCAATTTAAAATTTTCCAACCAATCTGGAATAATATACGGCTCTTTTGTTACACTATACACATATGGTATATTAAAATGTACTTCATAGTCTTGGTCGTTTTGTTCACATAGTCTTTCTATGACTTTAAAAAGCCCATCTTGATTTGGGTTCGCCAATCGCTCTGGTACCGTAGTCAATGAAATGACCAACGAAGGATCTTTTGCGCTGCCGTGATTTAATTTTATTTCTATAAATCCTTCTTTATATATTGAATTGATTTCGTTCTTATATCCAACTCTTATATTATTCAATTCCCTTATTTTTATGGCACGTCTTCCAACTTCTTCCAGTCCTAAAGTAGCCTCTTTTTCTTTTCTAATGTCGGATTCCAAATCCCATATATTACCATTAACTGTATACAACTTTTCTACATATGAGTCAATGCCCTGATATTTGCCCATCTCATTTTTCAATTCATTGATTTCTTTTTCATTATCCAAACCGAGGCGTTCTCGCTTTAGTCTGCAAATTGAATATCTATCCACCACATCTCCAATTGACATTTTCATATTATTTTATCCAAAAATCTAGGTTTAAAAGTTTAAAAGTATTCTTTATGACTTGGTTCATCTCGCAGTTTTCCTCGTAGTATTTTCTACCATTCTTCGCAATAAACTTCAAAAATTCTTTGTCGTTTATTACTTCTCCGTATCGGTTTTCCAAAATTTTCGCGTGCCTTTCATTTCCAAGTCTATATAAGCCCATATCTGACGGTCTTGGTATTGATATATAATGATAGTTTGGAACAAGTTCATTATAAAATTTGCTGGCATACTCAAATCTTAGCATGGGAATTCCGATTGCCAGACATTCGATATCCCTATAACAAAATTCTCCCCTGCCATCCACAGATAATGCAACCTTGTGGTTTATCATCTCATTGAAATATTGGTCTGGTACGATTGGGTTGAAATTAGTGATGATGTTTTTATCTATATAATGAATTATCTTTCTATCTTCCAAGGAAGTGCCTCTGAAATATATAGTATCAATTGATGGATCCATTTCCAATCTTTTTTTGTAATAAGGCTCCAAATCTTCAATGGATGATTGGAAATATGTCCAAGGAGAATATTTGTACAAAAAATCACCGACGTGATCGGATATCTTTTTTGGCAAAAATTGAGAAATTAATACCTTTTTGAGGTATGGATTGTGTTTTTCATTTATAGTGGCGTGACTCAAATCGTCAGATACCGACAAAACCACAAACTCACCAGTGTCCAAATTTTCAACAACATACTCACACTCCATCAGCAAAAAATTATCAGTTGTGCCTTTTTGCAACTTCACTGGAAACCTGTGCATGTGCGCATACTCGAAGTATCTGTTTTCATCTACATCAAATACCGTTTTAAGATGGTCCGTAAACTTGTCCCAAAACAGATTATAACACCTGTAATATCTGGTATGAGCATTGCATGGGTTATGTACTCTTATTTTGGTCATTATAACAACACACTTGGATTTACAATTTTTTTCAATATCTCGACATTGTTTTCTATTGTGCCATTTTCCAGATACCATTTATATCCATTATTCGCAATGAATTTCAAATAATCATCATTATGTTTAATTTGATTGAATTTTCTAGTGATTATTTCCCACTGAGTCTTTGGATCATTTGATTTTTCAAATCCAATATAATGCACACCTTCTATCAATGGAGAGTGAAAACATGGTTCTAATATTGGGCGAAAAAGAACGGATCCCACAGCCAATATTTCCATGTCTCTGTGGCATATTTCTCCCGCACCATTCAAGCTCAAACATATTTTGTTGTTTGATAATTCTTTGAAGTAATCATCAATATCAATTTTTTCTTCGGTGATATTGTTCTTGGCAATCGCCATCAATTCTTTTCTAAATCCATACACAAGTCCCCTAAAGAACAAATCATTATTTTGCTTACTTACAAATTCCTTGTGGCGTATGAATGCCCGCATCTCTCCGCTTTTTAACCACATTAGATACGAAAAAGGTGACACCTTTTTTTCTATGTTTTTAGACTTGTCTATCGACATCGACGTTATGATTTCAACTAGATTTTCATGATCCCACGGCGGGTTTACAAAATCAAAACATCTATCCCAATACGAAACCACGATATATTTTTTTGTATCTAAATTTCTGATTGTTATTATGTGCGGAGAGTTTGGTCCCCCGGGATCCTTGTTTGATGCATTTGAGGTATCTTCAAATTGAATATTAAATTTGGAATATTCGCGCTCAAACCATTGGAAAAATTTCCAATATACATGCGGTTGACTCCAATCGCTATTTTCTTTTTGAAAAGATACCTTGATATTCATTTATAAATTTCCAGTAATTCTTTCACACCAACCTTTGGACTCGCTGTGTGGCCATACGACCCAATGATGCGGTTTGCCTTCACAATTGAACTCTCTCCACAGCTTGATATATTTGTCTCCGTTCGGATTGCGAGCTTCTCCCAAAATTCTTTGTATTTCATTTTTATCCGCGTCCTTGCGGTGCATTAAGCTGCCATCTTGACGTTCAAATGCAACACACCAAAAAGTATAATCATCGTGCGGGAATTGAGATAGTTGCAAATCAATGCAATGCTTGAAAACCGAAGTGAATGATTTTTCCCACTCTTCTTCTGTCTCATATTTAACAAAGTTGTTCGGTGGGTATTTCTTGTCTAATGTTTCTTGTTGCACTGCACGCTTCTTGAAATGAAGTCCTGCATATTTCTCATAATCTCTCAACGTTCTCTCTTTGCCAAATCCATATTTGCCCCACTCTATTGTGTTATAATCCTCTCCGTCCATAGAGAACAATATTCTATTCCTCTTATGACATTGAGAATTTCTCTCTCCCCAATCCTTTTTGTCCGAAATCTTGTCTTTGTTTGATCCACTGTGATCATCCCAATGCTTGGTTCTGCCTTTGCGTGTATATTCATGCCATGCAATAATACGGTGTGGATGAAATAGATCATACCCATGTGTATATGCGCGAACCGCGATGCTGATTTCCTCGCCGTGAAAATAATATTCAGGATCGTGTGGAACTTCCAAACAGAATTGGCCAGAAGTAAAACAGAAATGCGCGGAATAAAAACGAGAAGTTACTGGGCAATCTCTTTGTTTCCAATCATCAATCGTAGCGGGTAAGAAAAATACAGCACCTTCTGGAATAAATCTATCAAAGTCCATTCTCCACGGCGATTGTGTTCTGCCAGCAGGGTCATTGTCTGGATCAAATGATGGAATGTAACCAGTCAGCAATGGTTTCTTGTGTCCCATATCTTGCAGCTGCTTATACATTCCAATCACAAGCTCATCCCAATTTTCAACAAATCTATGATGTGAGTCTAGTTGAAGAGTATATTCTTCACCATCATATCTTTGCTGAATTTGATTGCGCGCCCAACATGCGCCTTTGCTTTCCAAATATGGAATGTCAATTATCTTCACGTTTGGCAAACTTTTGATCTCGTCGATGTTTTCGTCTGGCGAGTGTTGCCATGCAATGCAAAATACCAACTTATCTGGATTTTTTGCCTTAGCTATACAGTCCTTGACTGTTGGCACCAATTGAGGATCGCGGTATGCCGCAATTTGAATGAAGATATAACCATTATTATTCATATAACTTTGTATTATAGATTTATATCATATATATACAAGTTATAATAAATATTTTAATTATATTATTCTGTGAGTTTTACTTTAATCCAAAGTGATGACGACACATTTGGAGCTATGCACTCTTTATAAACTAAATTTCTTATTGATCCGGACAAATTGAGACTATTCAATTGCTCAGACCAAGAAAATGCGCCGGGCTGACCTTTTTCGTTTTCCAATATCCATCTATCTCCGACGTTTGGATTGTTTGGTTTATTGGTTAATAACGAAAAATTGGTATTAAGATACTGAATTGTATCTGCCTTTGAGCCAGAAAATATTATTTGGTTGTTAATCATAATATGTAGGAACCTTTTAGCAACTGCCTAAGTTGCTGAATGTTCCGTGAATGATATTAAATCCATCCCTTAGACAGTAGGTGCCATGCAATTCACCTTCGATGCCCGCACCCGTTCCGGTATCAAATGATACATCACTTCCAGCGCAATTTTCACCCGACAATGCGGCTTGGCCGTTTACATCATAGTAAATACTTACACTATAGCATATTGGATCAAAGTTCGCTGTATATGTTGCAGTACCAGTCACCGACACATTTGATGTTGCGCTTGATGGATTTTGCACTCCCGGTCCAGACCAACTGCTAAATGTAAATCCGGAAAGCGGAGTTGCGGATAGCGTATGAGTTCCTGCCGTTGCGTAATAATCGCTCGGATCGCAGTGCAAATCAAAACATGCGCTCGAACCACCATCGCCATTGATTACATTGATCTTATATGTTGGAGTTGTTGGTGTCGGTGTTACTGTAGGTGTTACTGTAGGTGTTTGCGTAGGAGACGGAGAAGGTATTAGACTCCACACGCCTGTTACTGTGCAATTACCAGTTACATTGAGCACCGTAGCTTGTATTGGAGTATTTGTTGACCCACCGGTGACATTATAGCTTACAAATTCATATCCCGGCGCAGCTGTTGATCCCAAGTTATATGATCCCGGCAATATGCCCGTATATGTTCCCGGTGCAGACCCTATTCCACTGACGGTAAGCGCGGATCCTCCGGCCCCAACATTCAATGTTACTGAATATGTTGTGTTTGTGAAGTTAGCAGTTACAGTCGTCGATCCATTTATTGTTATTGTTGTATTTGCACTATCGATATTGGCAATTGTTGGAGTTCCGCTGTTTATTGTCCAACTCGTAAATCCATATCCGCTAAGAGGAGTTGCCACCAATGAATATGTTCCCGCCAATACTCCGGCGATTGGAGTTCCACTGCAGTTACCATTAAAGCATACAGAACTTCCTCCAGTATTGTTGTTAGCCTGCACTGTATATGTAGGAGATGTAGGTGTAGGAGTTGCTGTACGTGTTGGAGTTACGGATGGGCTAACTGGAGGTAGACCAGTCGTGCGAGTAGGAGTTACCGTTGGTGTTCTCGTTGGTGTTATTGTTGGTGTCGCCGTAGGACTTAGACCCGGTGTAGGAGTTACGGTAGGAGTCTGAGTTATCGTTGGTGTCACCGTTGGAGTCGATGTATTCGTCGGCGTAATTGATGGAGTTGGAGTTATAGTCGTCGAAGGTGTAATCGTTGGCGTTGGAGTAGGTGTAGGTGTTTGGGATGGTGGGATATAATACACTGGACCATATTCCGATACATACCCTTCAAAGCTAAATGTGCATGGTGCTGCACTTGCGCTATAAAACACATAAATACTTCTGTCTTTGTGTGCCACACCTAAGTCAATTAACGGAAGATTGTTTCTGCTGTATTGTGCGTATGTCAATGGAACTCTGTTATTGTTCCAAGAGTCTATTGCACTTTCTCCCGGTCCTGCTACCGATGCAGAGGATCCAATAGAAAGCAATGGAGAGCCAGTCGAATATACAAATGCATCGGTCAATACATAATTTTCTGGTAGAACATCTCTCTTGGTTCCATTTCCAAGGTACGATGACGATCCATCGCTATGAAATCTTAAACTGAATTCCTTGTCTGGATTTGTAGCATATGCTCCAGTGATAGGAAGCAACAAATGATGATTTCCAACCGAGTCTAGCCACTGTGTTGGGCCGGGATTTAGATTAATGGATTTATATGAAGCAAATAATCCATCTCCTGAATTTTTTGTACCTCCGTAGAATATTTGATTAACTTGAGCTTCGCTCAGAGATGCTGTATAAACATGTGCCTCATAAATAGTGCATGCAAGATTGTTGTAATATGCACTTCCATTTCCCAATACCAAATATGAACTGGTAATTGCTGTGATTGGACCGCTTAGTGTACCAACTGCGGTGCTATTCAAGAACAGTGTCAATGTTCCAGCCGCATCTCTTGTCATTATTGTTTCAAATGCCCTATTTGGAAAATCCAAAAAATAATCTGGAAACACAATCAATTTTGTGTTTGTACCATCGTTGGTAAATCCAATCAAATCATATGATTGGACACCAATATATGCACACTGTGCAGATCCAGTAATGTCATTCAAATCCGTACCAACACCGATCAATACTTTCTCTGTTGGCGCTGCATTGAATGAAGATGGTACAAATGCTCTGACTGCCAAACTGAATTCGGTTCCGATTGAAGGAAACTCTGTATAGCATCTCCAATTTTCTTGTTCATATGGAGCATCGGCTGGAGTGATGGACTCGTCGAATGCCAATCCATTTGCCGTTTGGTGTGGAAACACCGGAGAATACATTTCAAGAAATCCACCCGAAATTATGTATTGCGCAAACGTAGCCGCAGTAACCGCCTTGGTTTCTCCAGTTGGACTCGTGCTGGCACTTACGTCTACTATTGGTATTAGATCACCGGGCACCAAATCACCCAATACTAAGCGCCTAAGTTCGGTTGTTTTCTGATTTGACATGATATCTTTTCACTATAAATATCAATCAAATGGAAAAATATATACCATTTGACGAGGTTTTATAATAAAGAAGTTTTTATACAAAAATTAACCCAAATTTTTGATCTTTTGTACAATAAACTTCACCAAAGCGCTGCGTAAGATATCATCTTCTGTGAATTCAAACGTATATATACCGTTTGCCTTGCTGTCATCATCATTGAATAAATTGAATATATCTCTGAAGCCAGAGCGTACTCCAATATCACTTTGTTGAGGATCGCCGCACAAGAATACTTTGCTGAATTCACCAGTTCTGGTCATAAGAGTGACCAATTCTTTCTTTGTACAGTTCTGCATTTCATCTCCAATGACTGCCTTGGCGTTCCAATTCAAACCACGAAGATAGCCAACTGGCAATCCTTCGATGCGATTATCTTTGATAAGAAATTGAATATCATCCTTCGGCAGAAGCTCGTCAAGTTTATCAATGAGTGGTCGCTTGTATGGACTTAGCTTATCATCAGCTTCGCCCGGCAATGTTCCCATTTTAACATCTGCGCTTTCAACAATGCTGCGCACATAAAGAATGTCACTGATCTTTTTTTCATTCATAAGCATCAGTGACGCGAGGACAGACAGATACGTTTTTGTGGATCCAGCAGGGCCAGACACCAATAGCAACTTGACTTTCTTATCAAGTGCTAGTTCAATAAATTTCTTTTGCTTCTCTGTTAACTCTCTCTGAAATATTGTTAAGAAATGTTCTATCTTGTTTCGTTGGTAGACTACTGGACTTTTGTCTTTTACTACTTGTGGGTGAATTTGTTCTTCAAGTTTTATCTTCTTGTTCTGTAGTCTTTTTTTCTTTGACATAGTTTATTTTATTTTTTTATACAAAATCATATAGTCCAACTTATCTATCTTTTTTATGATACTCTTAGCCTTGACGCAGGTATCAAAATCTTCTGTACCAAGACTGAATTCAAGTATGTTCTCCAAGCTTTCCTTGAAATACTTTCGGTTCAACACAACCACAAAGTTTGAGTTCTTGAATGAAAATACTTCAACAGCGCCCAAATGATTGCGCAGTGCATAATTTATGGTGTTAACGATTTTTCTATTTATTTCCACCCTATGCTCTTTGATATAACTTTCCATGTCTTCGTTGTTACACGGAAGTTCTATTGTTTCATAAACTTCTTTTTTCTTTGAACCAGACTTCTTATTTGGAGTCTTTTTCATATGTTGAAGATAAATATATTTCTAACCAAGCTTTGCCCATTATATTCACAAACTTTTCATTTTCGGATAATTCTATTTCTCCAGACGCATCAAGTATGATATGCACAACCTCATGAAAAAATGTTTCGATCATTGTTTCTTCCGTTATGATCATATTTGCTTCAATCGTCTTGCCATCCTCTTCATATATCTTCTTGACTTCACCGACATCTTGTAGGACGATTTGTTTTAAATCATCATCCGCGTGACCATAACAATCCTCAGTTTCAAACAGATCTTTTTTTATAACAACACTGTATTTATGCCCAAAAAGGGTAAATTCTTTAGGTATCTGTAATTTTTTATCAGTGTTGAACACTACATATAAATATCATGGAAGAGAACAAAGAACCAAATTTAATTGACAAAGCAAAAAGTCTAGGTCAAGCCGCCGTAAATTGGGCAGTCAACGATAAATTTCAGCGAGTATCCGATGAAATATTTCAACAACGCAAAACTATATGCATAGCATGCCCACATTGGAAACCCGAGGCATATAATAACTTTGGTGCGTGTGGAAAATGTGGATGTTCGGTTGGAAAATTATATCTTCCACATTCAAGGTGCCCAGACAATCCTCCGAGATGGGAAAGTATTCAAATAAATCAACAACATCCAACGCCTACCCCAACTCCATTAAGTTTACCACCGTCTATTTCCTAAGTCTGCAAGGAATACAGTCTTTTAGCATCTTTACGCAATCGCTGCAAAATTGGTAGTATACTCCCCTTGGAGTATCTTTACTTTCATCATAACGTAACATCATTATTTTGTTACTGTTATCCTTGCAAGAACGGCAGATAAACACGGCACCTTTATATTGCCGTGTTTTTAACTCTGCCTCTGTTATTTCAACTTTCATCTATTATAACTATGATGCACACTGCATCAAAAGTTCATAATAGTACCTATAATCTTGGCTATTCTTTACAAGATTTGCTTTGTCTTTGAACACAAGTTCAAGTGTAACAAAGTCGTCGCCAACCAAACGCATTTTATTAAAGTGCAGATGAAGCAAGAATTCGTTGACCTGAATATCTTGAGCAATGTTGCACCATTCTCTGTTCATCTTAGGGTCGATTAACCAATGACCAAACATCACATGGCACATTTCATGGCAGATGATAAATATTTGTTTATATCTATCACATGATTTCCAAAATTTTGGATTTGCCACAATTCTAAAGTTATTATTGTGCAATTCAAGTTCGGCGGTTTCGGTATCTTTGTCAAATACCATAGGCTCAAACCGCAGCCACATTTCCTTAAATAAAGGATTGATGTATCCCAGTTCACATTCAACCCATTTCCATTCATGTTTCGGAAGTTTTTTCATAAAAAAATAAGGGGAGGTTTCCCTCCCCTTTTTGTTACCGACTACGGCGCACCTTTTTCTTCTTTGCAGGAGCATCTACAACCTTGGGGGCGTAAACATCTCCCCGCAGCCTGCGTGCCGCAGCGCTCTTCCATGAATTCCGAGTCTTCACGCTCGCAAATTCATATGTTTTACCTTCTTCCATCAGCTTGCTCACTTCCGCCTCAGAAGTAGCCGATAGGATTTTTTGACGTAGTCCTGTCATAAATTAACGACGATAGTTGAGTTGACGGATCTCAAGCTTGCTACCATCGGGATGGCGCTTGATGATATTTTCCCAATAGTCCAGTTCTCGCTGGGCGTCCAACTTGGAGTCATACTCCGAATCGCTGACGCGGAAGCCATTTCGAAAAATGGCATACATTTTGGTCTCAGTTGTGTTACTGATTGTGTTTGTCATACTTGTTTTGTTTTTTGTTGTGTTATTCGTTATAACGGGAATACGCAAAGCTATCCATACGCACAAGCTCGTCGTGGATATCATGAATGTTGGGTTCTAATAGAGCAGGAATAGAATTATCAATAGGCTTATTCTTATTGGTAATATTGGCAACGGTATCCTTACGAGGACGACCGCGACCGCGTTTGACTGTGTTTGTATTAGATGTGTTATTCATCATGCGTACAATAATGCACACATTATATACAAAGTCAAGGTCTTTGTGAAATATCTTATTAGCAAGTAACTGCTGACAACCCTGCAAACGAACCAGTGTTGTAACTGATTATCTCATAGCCACATGCCACATTGAATTCTGTTGAATTTGGAACTCCGCCTATACTACCTGTACTTTGAATGTTTCCAAATTTATCTCTATACGTAAATCCATAATTTCCTATTGTATCTCGCGTAATGTATATTTGATACGACTGCGGTATAGCGGTGAAATATGCAGTAGCGGTTCTATCTCCATTCATTATAATATTTGTACTATTGGCATACTCAGGGCCATCACTTGGATCTGGAGTTCCTGTAAATACCCAAGTATTAAAAAAATAACCAACATTTGGACTGGCTAATAGTATAACAGAAGTTCCACTAAGATAACTATTTGTTCCAAACGGCGAGGTACTGCCATTTCCATCGGAAGATACTGTTAACGAATATATTTGAGTACTTGGTGTCACCGTTGGGGTCGGGGTTGTTGTTGGAGTAACAGTTTCTGTTGGTGTTGGTGTTGGGCTCAATCCCTGTGTAGAAGTCGGAGTTGGGGTGGTTGTTGGCGTCAAATCTGGAGTTAAAGATGGAGTAACCGTGGGAGTTTCGGTGACTGTTGGTGTAGGCGTTTGCGTTTCTTGATTTGAAGGAGTGATAGTCGGCGTAATCGTTGGTGTAACCGTCGGAGTTGGTGTTACAGTAGGAGTTCCATTTTCGGTTGGAGTAAGTGATATAGTTGGTGTTACAGTGGTTATTGGATATGATTGCACCCACCCGATGTTCTTTGTATCATCAGTTTCTTTGTAATACGATTTGCCTTCATCGGTACCAATCGTCGTACCTATGATGCCAAATACACTATATTCTGGATTTCCGTGAGTTGGTATTCCTTTATTCATAACGATCAAATTGTGAAAGGTGTTGACGAATAATATACATCGTCCGTTAAATTGGCATTGATATAACTGTCTCCGCTTTTTGTTCTGGTAAGTACAACGAATAAACCGTTAGTTGGGTATGTTGAATAAACCCGATATCCCCAAATTGGAATTTTTGATCCATTTGATTGTATATAAAAATTTGTGCTATTCACGCTTGGTCTAGTGTCAGAGAATGACGCGGACAAAGCTTGTATTGTTTTGGTAATAAGTACGTCGTTCATTTTAATAGCAAGGTGATTGTTGTTGAGACGTACCATCAGTTATGTCAACTGTGTAATTAAGATCGTCCACGCAATCTGAATATGCATATGTCGAAGGAGTTCCAGTCTGATTGGCATATATTAGAGTTCCTGCGCAGTTATGGTATGTTCCATACAAAACTCCAGCGGGATCATAATAGAAATCATAATTATGGCATTGATATACAGTAGATGGTGACGGTTCTGGAGGAGTTTCACTTGGAGTAACGGTCACCGTTGGTGTAACTGTTGGTGTAACGGTTGGAGTGGAAGTACTTGTTGGCGTAGGCGATTCTTGGTTTGGTGTTGACGTTATCGTTGGCGTTATCGTAGGAGTTATTGTTGGTGTAGGGGTTGGAGTACTACTTTCGGCATAAACTATTGCTTGCCATCCAGTATTCTTTGAGTCATTTGAAACTTTGATATAATAGTTTCCATCATCGGATAATATTATTTCTCCAACCATTCCAAAAACATTTCCTTCTGGATTTCCGTGTAAAGGTATTGTACGTGCCATAAATTATTCTTCTCCTTCGTTCACATTCATTATGTGATTGAATTCTGCCACGGTCATACCAAGTTTATCTGCAATGTCTGCTGCCTTTGTGTTAGTTGCTCCAAGTTTCATCAATGCACTTTTCTTTTCTTGGGCAGACATAGTGTGCAATCTTTGCTGTATCTTCTTGATTTCTTCTTTGCTTATTGGCTTTTCATCAGCAAGTTTGTCTAGGAAACTCAGTTGGCTGGGATCATCTTTCTTTTCACTGCGATAGCTTGATATTGAACTTGCGGGAGTTAGTTCTCCGCCACCACGAACATCTCTTTCAATCCAATCTACATTATAATCTTCGAGATTACCGATTTCAAATTGATTATCTCTGAACATTTTCTCCACATAACTCCAATCTTTTAATACATCTTCCTTGCTGTTCCAAAATGAAATTAGCTTTCTATTTTTCCACAATCTTCCGCCCAATCCACTGGACTTTACCCTAAACGCGCCCGGATCCTCATCGTCACTTCTCCAAGTTTCACTTTTAATATAATCATGCAATGGACCAGAAGATAATGCATCAAACATATCATCAACGTTTGAAATAATTACACCATGTTTATATATTCTATTCGCGTAATATTTTTTTTCGGAGGGGTCGCTGTTTATCTGATCAAGATTATCATATACGGTTTGAAACTCCTGCATTATGTCGGTATGAACTCCGCCGGGATTTAATGCTGAAAAGTTTGGATATGCAAAAAATGCAATTGCATCCCCAGAAGTATAATGCGCCAAATTAGTTTTTCCATCAACCGATATTATTACATCTGGACTTTCCTTGATAAGATCCTTCAGTTTTATTCTACCTTCAAGTGCAGGCATTGATGCGTCGGCCTTTGCAGGATAATCAAATCTTTTCGCAGCTTTTTCCTTGTGCTTTTGTTTATATTCTGGTCCAAACAATTTGGCTTTTGCCTTTGGATCCAAATGCTGCTTTGATTGTAATGCTTTGATTTCTTCAGGACTTAATTTTTCTTTGTCATCGACGTTGCCTCTAAGTTCCTTGTAAGAAAACATCTGCTTGCTGTCAATAAACTCATATGCACATTTGCTTGGGTTCATTCCGCATTGCTTCATGAAACTAAAGACAAGATTAAATAGTCCACTTACATTTGCTTTTTCATTCCAAAAACTTATTGCGCTGTGCTGATACCACATTCTTCCGCACAACTCGATTGCCTCGCTTTCATCACCAGTACCGCGTATTTTCAAACGCTTTAATCGTGTACGGTTTTCCTTCAAATATTCCTTGATGCCTTCCATATTGCTTTTAGGAAGGCCATAAAAATAAACTGCAACATCAATGCCTGATTTTACATAAATGCCATGACAATTCATGTATGTTTTTTCAACACAATCTCTTTCATACATTATGTTATCTATGGATACATTAGCGGCGTGGCTTAATGCCCTCTCCATTCTACCGTGAGTATTCATTTTGCAAAAAATAACCACGTTCTCTTCCTGATCTATATAAAAAGGAATAGCGTCAGGGGTTGTGTCCCAATCAAGTGTATCCTCGAACACATCCGAGCCATCTTTGCGCAACTTCGCCACCGAGTTTTTAGTAAGATACACTCTGTCTGGGTCTTCAGACAATATGCTTTCTAATAAAAACTGGATATCAAACGGTACTCTGCTCATATATTTAATATATAAATATATGAAAGACCCGTATTATAGCGGCTTTTTAGGCGTTGTTATTGGTCTTGATAGCTGGGGAGTATAGTTCATTCTGGCATTAGTTTTATCTACTATACCCTGCTTTACAATGTCCGCTGCTGCTTGGTTAAAGGTTGGCGAATTACTTACTGCGCCGACAACTTGCATTTGCTTGATTACATTTCCAATTTCTTTTATATTTGGGTTCATACGTACATATAAGTATATCAAGGTCTGTAGATTGCTTGTAACAAATTTTCACTGCAGTCTAATCCGCCAGTTTTGTTCAAGTAAATCTTTGTGTTTGCATCATATGACGCCGTAAAGCCAAGATATGTTACATAACTATAATAACTGCTAAACACCGTAAGAGGTGGATATATTGCATAATAGTCAAAGCTGGTCTTTTTCTGTGTACAAGACAATTGATAATACAATCCAAACGTTGAGTCATTTACTGGAGTTGCATATGCGTATTCTTGACCAAGTGGAATTGTTGTATATTTGCGGTCCAACAATACAATCGCACATACCGATGGCAATGGTGTTGGTGTAGGAGAAGGCTCTGGAGTTGATGATGGCGTGGGTGTTGGCGCGTTGGTTGATGTTGGAGTTGGAGTTGGTGTCGGCGTAGGTGTTGTTGTGGGAGTCGGAGTTGGTGTCGGCGTAGGTGTTGTTGTGGGAGTCGGAGTTGGTGTCGGCGTAGCCAAATTCAGCGCATATTTTGAACCGATATAATTTTCAGTTTGAGACAGTTGCGCCGAAGTCAATGAACTTGTGTAAACATATAGTTCATGAATATATCCATAAAAGTCCAAGTTGAGTGACGAATTGTCACCAACCAAAAATCTGGTGCCGGTATTATTGAAACTTGAACTTATGCTACCAGATACAAGATGCAGAGGAACATCTGCGCCGTCTCTTCTAAATTTTATTTTATCCGCAGTAGTTGCACCAGATCCGCTGTATACAACTGTAAAAACGTGTGATATACTTGGATCAGGTACAATGGATGATGTGAAAAATGCACCAGCCGCACCAACGCACCAATGTGAGCCAGATACTCTTAAAAATAGCTGATTGCTATCTGTACTGAATACTTGCTGGTATAAACTTGCTGTTAGTGTACGACCAGCAAATATAACTGTAGCTTCTGTCTTGTTGTTAAATGCAGTATATGCAGCATCAAGAAATTTATCTTGGCTATTAGCAAAGAACACAGCGCCCTGACCGTTCTGCACACTCGCAGTATATGATACTTTATTACCACCGGCAACATTGTTCAATGTAATGCCACCAACACCAGCATCAAACCATTGTGTAATCTGCGCACCGTCAGATGGTATGCCACCTTGAAACGCCGAGCCCGTCGTCGCGTCCCACCAGTTGTACAATGAAGCACTGTATGTTGCCATATAGCATATAAATATACTTCAAGATGATATATATTTATAATAATAAATGCACATAAAGCTTATATCTTTGATTGAAGGCAAATTCAAAAACAGAAAAAATCAAATTCATTTGTTTGATGCGCCAATGTTTTCTGTATATATCGACACCTCTGTATCTAAAAAAGATATGTACAATATAAAAAGAGGTGCTAATTGAACTAGCTAAAAATCCAGAGCTATACAACAATATATCTAACTCTGTATCAGATATATACGATTATCTATGGGTAAGTAATGATCTTAAACCATCAGATTTTTCTATAATGGGTACATTTCAAAACCTAAAATCACCAGCAGCAATAAAGAAAGTAAAAGATGAATTTTCATCTGGCATAGGCGGCAAGGATTTTGAATTTCATAGAAAATATCTCAAGAACATACATAATTGGGTAAATGATTATGGTATGAGCAATAATGATGAACTATGGGCAACGGGCATAGAAGAATTCTTTAAACTGCCATTAGCACATCGTAAAGCTATAATACGCCTTATGATGAATATGGGTATAAAGTGAAACTGTATATACAAAAACTGTATATACAAAATTTCCATAAGAAAAAATTGACCTGTGTAAATTTTAAAAATAGAGATCGTATATACAAAAATCCTATATACAAAATTTCAAAAATTTAAAATCTAAAAATAGACTAACATAAGGTAAAAAGATGGTATATGAAAAAGTATAAAGGATAGAAGGTAATATCTTAAACTTGAATAACCGTATATATGAAAAGTTGATAGAAAAATTGACCTTAACAATAAAGTGTATATGGCCCGGTAGGGGGGAGGGGGGTTTACCCCACCTAGAAGTCACCTAAACCCCCACCTAGAGGGGGGAGGGGTGGGGGGTTAAAGCCCTACACCCCCGCCCCACCCGTATGGGGGTGGGGTCACTCGACCCGCTCAAGGACAAAGCCGTTGACGTTGGTGGTGCCAAGGAAGGTGCCCGTAACAGGGTCATAGAAGCAGACCCCACCAAAGTTGGCGTTGACGGTGTTGTTGGGGAAGCTGATCTCCCCAATGCAGCGACCATTGGAGAGGAGGCGATAGCTGGCGTAGTTGGCGGTGGTGTTCATCATGGGAATACTATGATCTATTTATTTTAAAAGTGCAAGTACCAAGTTAAAAAAAAGAGGAGCCTTTGCTCCTCTTGTTGTTAGTCAAGCACTTCGGCATAAGCATTGCGGTCCAGCTTGAGCACAAGATACCGCACGCGGTCATACATGCTGATGCTCACAGGCTTGTTCTTGACGCTCATCTTGCCAAACAACTCATAGTTGCCGTAGGCGATCTGGGCGAAACGGATCAGAGCAGCCGCAAGAGGGGTTGTCTGAACGCGAGCGCCAGACAGGCGGTTCACGGCGGTCGTGAGGCTGTCATTGACGTAAAGACCATACTCGGTGGTCAGCTTGGCGACGAGGTTGGTTTCGGGTTGGGTGAGGTTCATGTAAAGTACTATGACCTATTTTTTTTAAATGTCAAGCACCTAGATAAAAAAAAGAGGGGCTCGCCACCACGCGAGCCCCTCACACCATGAACACCTAACCCAAAATCTTAGTGATGGTTGTAGCACTGAATTGGCTTGCCACTCCAAACATAATAGTTGCTGTAGCTGTTGTTCTTGACCCTATAGCCGTCGCCATCAGCAGTAAAACGCTTGGTCTCAGTATCACCTTTGATGCGATCAGTGGCGGGCGTGCTGATCCATTCCATGCCACCGCCGCCAGTATACTTGTTGTCGGCGGGCAAGCGCACAATCTTGACGCTCTTGCCAGTCACACCCACAACCTTGGCCCAACTAGCAATGCTGGCTTCATAGCCACTGATGCTGACCAGAATGTCGCCCACCTTGGGTCCATTGACCACAACAGGCTTGTTTTCGAGAGACGGTGAGATAATGGAGTTCATGGTGCTAACTATGGCTACTTTTTTTAATTTGTCAACAAAAATTGATGGACCGGGTTGGATTCGAACCAACGACGAAACGCTCTACCACTGAGCTACCGGCCCGAAATTGTTACGAACACATACAAGTTCCGTAATCTACGCAACAAGTGCTTGTGTATGTTTCACAACAAGAGCACCAAGACATTTCTCCACCACAACCCAAATCACATGGTCGTCTATCCCCGCTCCATCCCGATTCTCTTTTTCGGTTGCAAACTCTTGCACGTTCGTTACGCCGACGTTGACCGGAAGTCAGGGGGATTTCAGTCCCATCAGGGTTATAACGAATTGGCTTCATGGGTTAGACGATGAAGGACTTTTTTTAATTTGTCAAGACAGCAATCACTCCCAACGATTGCCATACTTGTTTTTGCGTTGATAGCTGCCTTTGCCCTTCTTGGTCTTGTGCGCCACACCGCCGAGGTTGACGCCAGAGGTGAACACGCTGCGGGTCTTGATGGTGGAGTTGATCTTCATGATGCAGATATCTTGAACGACTTTTTTTAATTTGTCAAGGCTCAACCAACAACTCCATCAATGACTCGCACAAGATCTTCAGCATAAACATCTTCCACAACCTTGTCAGTCTTGACTTCAAGATTGCGAACCTTAAAGAACTGAATGTCATACAAGTCCTTGCCATTCAGCTTGATGTAAACATAACCTTTGTAAGGAGTAATGCCAGTGGTCTTGAACTTCAGACCATTTTCCATGTTGATCAGATCCTTGGCACCCCAAGCAAACAGAGCCATCGGATCCAGAGCCTTGATCTGAGAAAGGATGGTTTGGGCAATGTTCATGATGAGAACAAGTATGACCTATTTATTTTAAAAATCAAGCCAGATTGCTGTATTTCTTGGCGATGGGGTAAACATCGTCGCCAATGGCCACACCATGCTCGATCAGACTTTTGATGGTGTTGATCGTGCCATCCTTCACCAATGCCTCAAGGCACTCATACTCACGAGCACCCACTTGGGCGATATAGCTCTTTTTGTCGGCGTGAATGATGGTGAGTAGGTCTTGGAGTGGGACTTTCATCGTGCGTACATCCTACACGACTTATTTTAAAAGTCAAGAGTCATTCTGCAATTTTCTTAATTCTTCGTCTTCTTGGATACTTAGCTTAAACAGCGCAACATCAACAACTTCCATCACGCACTTATTGCCTTCAGAATATGCTGTTAGATGAGCGCGAGGTTCATTTAAAATGCCGCGAGTGGGCGAATGTGGGTAAGACAATGTAATTGAGCCACCGTCAGTTAAAATTGCTTCTTCAACATACAACCTATTGGTTCTGTTCATGATAGAAGTGATGGTGTCCAACCTAAGATTGGGCACTAGGTATTTCTTTGCCAACTCATACCTAAGACTGTCCATCTTTTCATAAACAATTTCATTCTGCACATATCCTTCAGCAGAGATGGAATAAATCTTGCGGCTTTTTGGAGTTAATTTAACATGATATGTCTGAAAAATGTCAGATGAGCTAACTGGAGTAAACTCAAATTCTCTTGTTCGCTGAATTAACTTGTCATTCACTTGGTAAGTATCACCAAGCCTAACACCAAATGCTCCTTCAATACGTACATCTACGCCACCAAATAAAAATGGCGCAAGAGTTGTAAAAATAAATAAATTAAATAGTTTCTTCATTTTCATCTTTCAGATAATCTTCTGTGATATCATCAATTCTAAGTTGCGCATACTGACTTACCCACATGGCAAGCAAGTTATCACTTTCTTCAACAATGCTGCCAGCAAGCACAAGACATACGCTCTGAATGTATGGCTCATTCAATTCACCAGCACGTTGAGCAAGATCAATGAAGCATTTCTTGAGTTGATCTCGATTAAGTTGCTTGCTGTTTTCCACGATGAAACGATTAGACATTGTTTTATTGCATTTGTCAACCTTAAAAAAATAAAGTGGGGAGAGCCACCACGCTCTCCCCACACCATGAACACCTACCTACCCAAATCAATTCTTCGCGGGCTTTTCCTCTTCCATATCCTCCGCGTCCTCATCATCCTCCCACGGCTCCCAACCAAACTCGTCGCGGGCAAGCTCCTTCCACTCGTCCGTATCGGGCTCTTCGCTGTAGACCTCGTCAGCAACAACCCCGTCCTCATACGTGTCCACGCCGACAAAGCACATACCCTCTTCCATGTAGGCATGACGGATGCTAAGGTCAGGGAACTTCTCGGCAAGACGAGCAAACGCAGCCTGCGGAGGGCTCCACGCACTCTCAAAGCTGAAAATGATCTCATTCTCAGTGCTGCTGCTTTCGTCGATCTCGGCATCAACGTCCCACTTGGTGCCCCACGCACCGATGTTCCAATCATACCAGTTCTTGTAGCCAAACTCCTTGAGGTTGGCCTTCTCGCGTTCATCGTTCAGCTTCTGAGCCTCGGGGTCGCCACTCCAACCAGCAGTCGTTTCGACAAGAGGCTGGGGCGTAGGGGCGATCTTGGTCAGCAGAGCCTTGCCATCGCCAAGCCACTCCTTGAAGGCACTGAGGTTCTTACCAGAAACGACGACGTTGTTTGAGCACCAGTTAGGCATAGGGTAGTAGATTGAGGGTTTTTTTAGTTCGTGTCAATGCTTTTGTTAATCTCACGCAACTTTACCGCAGCAGCATCAGCCTTGTTCGCAAGGTCATTCAGAGCGTTGGCAATGGTGCGAAGCGTCTCAACAGAAAGCTCATTTGCGGCAAAAAGGTCAACGCCACCATTGGCATAATTGACAGAGACGTTGCTGACCTTGACATATTTGTTGAAATTGGAAGGTTCGTCCTTGTTGAGGAAATAATTCACAATCGCCTTGCCATTGATGGCACGACTTGGCGACAGAATGTTTTCAGACAAAACGGTAGCTTGTGAGATGATCATGTTGATGATGTTGAATGTTTTTTTAAGAAAGTCAAGAGCGGTGTGGCGAAATCCGTTTAAGGCAGGTTCCGTAACCGGGGCGGCGTGTTGCCTTGTCGTGTGCCCTAGCCTGATCTTCTGTGAGAAGCATGAGGCTAGGGGCTGTCTTGTGGTCAAAGACAAGCCTACCGACAAGCTTGGGGCGAGGCCCATTGAGAATGTCGGATAGGCTGACCGCAGGCACCACCTTACTCATCGTAGCCGTAGTCATTGCAGCCGCCGTAGTCCTCGTCCGTGCCGAACCCCGCAGAGGCAAGGGCATCAGCGTCAGCCTCCGCGTCCGTGCGAAAGCCGTCAAACGGCTCGTCGCTGACGTTGCCGACGAAGTTGAAGATGCCGTTGTCGTGAAGGATGTTCACGATCACGGGGAGATCGTCGCTGCGGATCGTGAGGTACGCGGTATCGACCTCGTAGGAGGGGGACTCGTCAAGGGCGAGGGTATTGACCGCCGCCGCAAACAGATCCTTGGTGGTGAAGGTAATCGAGTTCATGCTTAGTACTATGGCAGTTATTTTAAGAAAAGCAAGAACTTTCGATCACTTCCTAAAGATTTTGCAGAATGACTCAAAAACAGAGCAGATGATTCCCGCAGCAATCATAGCAAGAAAACATACGACGACAGGATGCTCGCCAGCAAATAAATAAAAGTCTTTCATAGAATCAGAGGACATAAACGAGCCACTCATAACGACCAGAAATGTCGTGACGCCAAATATGAGCATGAGCATACTTGCCAGTCTTCTTGCCCTTGACTGTTTCAATTTCAGCGTGAACTTCTTTATCTTGTCCATAATTAAGACCACCAAAAGTGAAACTGTCAAGCCAATCTTTGCTGTTATCCGCCAGCACGATACCACGCTCAATCAGATCGTTTTGGATCTTTTCGATAGACTGACCAAGGGTTTCGGTGTAGGAGTTCATGCTGAAAGACTGACAGTTATTTTAAAAAATGCAAGAAAATTGTGCGTGAGTTGATATGCGCACCCCATCATTGAAACTAGTTACGCAATGTCCGCACCCTTGAAATAGCGGGTAGCGCGGTCATAGATTTCGGACCAGTCCTTTTCCACGCTCTGCGGAATAGACTCGCACTCGAAATGCGGGAACGCCTCGGCCCGACCAATGGCGATCTCAAGCGCACGCACAGCGTTGAACGTGTCGCCCTTGTTCACAGCACACAGGCTGTAGCCAAGGCCAACGAGACCGTCATCACGCTTCACAGCGGCAACGACGCCGACCTTCTGCCGCCGCCGATTGCGGACGTATTGAAAAATGGTGTTGTTAGGAGGATTAATCATAGGATGCTGATGTTGTTTTGTTTTGAATAAAAAGTCAAGGCGATTTTAGCGAACCCGCGCATCAACTTCGCGAAGGATCGCCTTCTGCCAATCGCCGTTCGCTGCCTCCCACATCCCATAAAGAGAGTGGTTGATATCAGACGAACCGATCTCATCAAAACCACGGCTGATCAGAAAGTCAGCCGCCCAATTGCGAAGGAGGTTCTGCGTGAGACTGCCCAGAAGGTTGAACTGGCTGAAGCACTCTTCCCAAGATTCGTTGAAGTTCATACTCTGAAGCATGTACTTTTTTTTAAAAAAAAGCAAGACCAAAGAGCATCAGCCCCGCAGATACTTGGGACCATGCTCTGTGAACTTGTCCAGCACGTTGCTCTCCTTCACGTTGCCACGAACGCCATTGGCCACAGGAGCCTTCCACGTGCCCTTCAGAAGGTCGCCATTGGCAATGTCGTAGAAGCAGTAGACGCTCTCAGCCACGAGCGGACCAGTGAACGGGGGATTCTTCTTGCAGACCGCCAGCTTGGCGTAACGCTTGCCAACGTTGTCCACCATCACGAGCGGCGGCTCATTGAAGGTGAAGTTGTTGCGCACCCAATAGTCATTGATCTTCTTGTTCACGCCACGGATGAAATCCGTCAGCGGCATATCATTCTTCAGAGCCTCGATAGCGTCGGTCTTGTTCATCGTGCAACCAGTCTGACAATTTAATTAAAAAAAGCAAGGCGTAAATCACCAATCAAACATCAAAGGCTTATTTTTGTACCACCCCACATTCTGAGTATGTAAATCAGGATAAATGTTGGGATACTTTTTCAGCTGCCTCCTTAAACGCTCTACAGCCTCTTTTAAACGGGTCTTCTTGACGATGGGCTGAACCACCCACCCCCGCGCCAATTTGACCGTAGGAACGCATAGGATTGGCGGCGTTTGGGGTTCTAGGATCAGCGCAGGACGCTTCAGAATGATGCCAAGCTCACGGTGATAGTAGGCGTCCAGATCTCGGAAACTGCTTTTGACTTGAACGAACCCAAGAACCTTGACTCCCTTTTCCAAGAGAAGGGTGGCGTCGTTCAGAAGTCTGATTTGCTTGATCATTCCAAGAAAGTTGAGCCCCACCGCCCAGATTGACGGTGGGGCGAGTATGTTAGACGGTTGCAGCCGCCGCTTCTGTGCTGACCACCGCTGTGGCGACATTGGCACGAGAATAGATGATCTCGCGTGCGCCACGGCGCTTGTTCTTGGGGGTCTTCTCACCAGACACCACGATCTCGCCATTCGCCAGCGCCTTCTTGACGCGCATGTAGAGCGTGATGTATTTCACCTTGTGAGCCTTCTGCTTGCGTAGGTCACGCAGAGTGAAAGACTCGGGGAACTCCAGCTTGAAGCCATACGGAGCGCGGTTATTCTTCTTGGTTTCGGTAGCAGTATCAGTCATGTTGGTATTTGTGTTTATGTTTTGGTTGTATTTACGAAAAGTACTGTAGCAGGTTATTCTAAGATGTCCAGATTTATTTTAAGAAACTTTGTTCAACCTCTGATTGAACTCGTTCTCGTAGTTGATGGCGCTTTGATTGGCGCTCTCAGAGATCTTCTTGAGATACTCCATGCGCTTCTCGACGCTCTCTATCTTGAAGAATGTTTGGTCAAAGGCGAGAAACTCAAGCGAACTGCGCAGAGCGCCAGCGAGATAAGCATAATTGGGAGTGGTGTTGTTCATGATGGTAGAATGTTGATGGATAAAATAAAGAAAGTCAAGCTTTCAGCGGTAGATCACCTTGAAATCCACACCTTCCTCAATGCCAGCGAAGGCAAGGTCAGCCATCGCGTAGGGGAAGCTGTAGTGGCGGTCATTGACGTAGAAGTTCAGCGCGAGAGGATAGCCGCTGGTCTCAAAGCCATTGCCGTTGTCCGTGAGGAGCTTGACCGCCTTGTTGTAGATCTCGTCGGTGGCGAACACAATCACGTTGCTGATGTTTCCGTAGGTTGTCATTAGGCAGATAGTATCGCTGAAGAATTAAAGAAAGTCGAGGGAAAAATCAAAAAAAGTGAGCGTGAGTTGGTGTGCGCTCCCCACCGTGGAAACTCAGACCACCGTCTCAGGGGCGGCGGAAACCATAGACTCCAGCTTGGCAGAGTCGCTCATCTTGATGACCTGCCCAGCATACTTGGGCATGATCCTGAAGACGAAGCTCATCTGCTTCTCAGACAGATCACCACGGCGCAGATACTGCTCTGCCAGACTGCTGGCGAAATTGGCATCCACGCCCGTGAAGCCGATGCCGTTGTCGTGGCTGGTCAGCTTCGCAGCCTGCTCGTCGGGGGTTTGGTTCTCCTGATAGATGCGGACCAGAGCCTTGAGAGCCCAGACCTTGTTGGTGGCGAGCATCTGCTTGACGAAGGCGACGGTGTTCTTCTTGTTGTTCTTCATGGTGGTGATCAGTATGGGAATACTGTAGCAGACCATTTAAAAAAATCAAGGAAAAAGATAAAAAAACTCAGACGTATGAGGGAAAAGGAACGTCGTCGATGAACAGCGTTTCAGAGTCATGTGCGTTCAGCCCACCCTTGGATATCGCCTTGTAAAGCTTCATGTGAGTGGCACGCAAGATCTTACGAAACTCAACCTTGTATGTGCCGCAGCGAGCCCAATACCACGCCATTCCCTTGATACCAAGGTCCGCAGCCTCATCCAAATTAACTTCCATAAGTTCCAGATCATCACAGCCTTCGTGACTGATGCTGTCGTAAAACAGTCCATTATGCTCAATTACGATGTGACCATCGCTGCTGACAAACTTCAATGGCTTCTTCCAAAGCGCCCAAACAAGATATGCCCAAATGAAGCAATAGCCATGATTGATGTCACTTGGTGCATTCAATTCATATTTCTTTACAAGGAAATCTGTGACAACCTCACAGACTTGTGGTAGGGTCTTGAACTCAGGAAGTTCCCTTCGGTTGAGCAAAGCAAGCAATGCCTTGGCATTCACTTCGGTGTTCATCTTTAACTAGACTGACTACTTTTTTTAGAATGTCAAACTGAAAACGAGTTTACCTTCTTGATTTTGATCTGATGCTTGGGCTTGTTCATGTCATCTTTGCTGAACTTGGCAGATGAATGGCAGCGATCATAAATTGAGCATCCAAGACATTGATCATCAAGATTTCTGTTGGGGTAGATGCAAGCATTTCTGCTTTCATCTTCCACGCTAAAAACTGAAGGGGGCGACCTAAAATAGTCTGGGTTGCCGCTCCAAGGAAAAATCTGCACCTTGGGTTCGCTTGCAACTTCAATCTCGCCAACTGACAAAGCATTGATTGTGCGCCGCTTATCTTTCTTTTCCTTGATGGGCTTCTTGTCTAGGTTTGGCAAAGTGCCATCATTTGCATCCATGATGCTCTTGATGGTTTCTGCATCAAATCCTTCAGACACATACTTTTGCACAGATCGCAGCACATACTCATTGAACAGCTTTTCTTCGCCACCATAATTCTTGACTACATCATTGAAGCGAGCTTCCGGCGCAAATGTTTCCTTGCCAGATACATTGCACTTCCAATAATAGTAGCTGCCATTGGCACTTTGCTCAATGCCAGATGGTCGAACAATACGAGGTTGGGCTTTACGTGGCATATTTTTTATTTGCTGAATTCAGCATCCCAAACATCGTTTTCTGATACGCGACCGCCAAACTTTTTTTCAAGTTCGGCCCACTGTTTTGCAATCTTGTTGTAGCGAGAATTTACTTCTGCACGACTGCACTCGCCATCGCAGGTTAAATTTTCTGGACTTAATGCATATGACAATGAAAGAAACTGCATAAACAGTGGATGGGTTTTGGTAAGCTTCATGTGCATGAGTAAGACCTAAAATTTATAGAAAGGCAAGAAAATTCGCGTGTTTTACGGTATGCGCGACCCACCCGCCTATTTTAAACCTTCTCCAAGAGGGAGAACGGCACGGTTACGTTGTTGCGGAATCGGCCAGTGGGATTGTCCATATTGACCACAACCCGCTCACGATTGATCTTGATGATGGTGGCGACCATACCGCGCATATAGATGGGCGTGGTTTGGTCATTGAACTTCACCTTGTCACCGATGCTCAAGGAACGCTTGAGTTGACCTTGCAGCATTTCCTCGCGGGTCTTGATGGCGTGCTTGATGAAGTCAAGAGACTCGTCAAGATCACCGGTGATGATAGCTGTGTTGATGGTAGCGAATGTAATAGTGCTCATTACGTGTAGGATAATGGATACTTTTTATAGAAATGTCAAGAATATCTTGGTAGCCGCAGAGGGATTCGAACCCTCAATCCCTTACGGGCGTTGGATTTTAAGTCCAAAGTGTATCGCCAGTTCCACCATACGGCCAAAAAAATAAGTGGAGTTGTGCTTGGTTGGCCCCACGTTGATAGGCTGTCAATTATCGCGCCTATGTGTTAAGTGTCAAGAGTTGGTGCGAAGCTTGTTGGCAACATCCTCGTCAAGAAAGATGCAATAGCCATTGCTTCCTTCACCACCTTCGGTGGCGCTCCAAACATCCTCACAGCTGTTTGAAAAATGCTTGTCAGTAAATGTTACCAACTGCCGATAGGTATGCTCGGGGATGCCGTCAGGAGAGTCAAGCAGGTTGATGAGGAGGTTGCGGAATTCTTGTTTCATGATGGTGGTACAGTACCTAAAAATTAAAATAAGTCAAGCTCTCAGTACTCTGCCATCGTAATTTCTTTTTCGCTGCCAAACTTTTCCAATGCACGGTTGTAAATGGCATTGAGGTTGATGCTCACGCGCTCACCAGTATTGTCAATGGCTTCAGCATAGCCATTGATGTAGCGCAGCTTTTCAGCACCAGCACCAATCAGAACAGCAACGCTGTTGTCAGCAAGATGGTTTGACAGTTCACCCAAGAAATCAACATCGTCATAGTCTTGGGTCTCATCATTGTACTTGCTGAAGGGAACACCAGACTCATAATCAAAGAGGATAGTATGGCGGTTCTCATCGTCCTCATAAGTTGTCAAACCGTCAAACGAACTGATGAACTCCTTGAACTTTTCATCATCCTTGACTCGGAAATAATTGGTGCGAGCATTTTCGTAGTAGTTGGCCATAGTCGTGATAGTATGGTGGTTAATTAAAAAAAGTCAAGCCAAGATAGGCACTTGGCGAAAAAGATGAAGCTCAAAAGGATCGCCTTCGTCGTCAATGAGAGTCAGCTTGTGACCATCACGCTCAACCTCAACGTTGTTCTCTTCAATGACCCACAAGTTAAACTGAAGGCCGTCATCTTCCCAATTGACGTACATCACCTCGTTATTAGAATCGCCATTGATCTCTTCAATGGAAATGCTAGGAGTGATGTATCCATTGAGCTTGACCACATCAGCAGCATGAATAAGGTCAAGGGCTTCTTGGAGTTTGATTTTCATTATGATAATAGCCTAACACCTATTTATAAAAAGTCAAGAATTATTCAAAATTTCTCTGGCTCGTTTGAACGCAACAGCGTCAGAAGGATCAGATGATGTTTTTTCAAAGCATTTGAAATGTTCAACAAACCGAAGAAACTCCTTGCGAAGTTCTGCATTTTTTTCTTCAAGATCATTCATAGTAGATATCAAATGAGTTGGCTCTTTGTAACCAGCAATTTCATTTAGAGTTGGTGTGTTCATGTAAATAAGATTGAACTAAAAATATAACTGTTGGTCAAGCAATGGCATTGAACCATCTTTAATAGACTATTCTATCTCAACCAACAAAAACGAGTATGACTTTTTTTATCAGAAAGTCAAGGAAATAGTGCAAGGCGCGAGCTTTCACGCGCTATTATGGCACGAGGCCATCCCCTCCATCATCTTTGGGTTCATTGCGAAATTGGTACCCCCACGGAGAATCGAACTCCGATCTACGCCGTGAAAGGGCGGTGTACTAACCGTTATACGATGAGGGCAAAAATGGAGCCTTCTGTCGGACTTGAACCGACAACATCCTCATTACAAATGAGGTGCTCTGCCAATTGAGCTAAGAAGGCATTGAAAAGAACAACAATAAGTATGGAAAGTTTCTATCATTTGTCAAACAAAATAGCATTTAAGTCGCTGTTTTAGACTTAATGACGATATTTATCTGTATGAAAGAAAACATACTTAAATTACACGACCAAGGAAAATCGGCAAAAGAAATATCCGAAATTATGGATTGCTCTATTGGAACAGTCTATTGGCACACATCGGAAAAATCAAAACAAAGCATTCTGGCTAACAAAAGAAAACGTCGTGGGGAAATAAAACACAAAGTGAAATCCATCATTTTCGGAGGGAAATGCTGCCTGTGTGATTACAACAAATCATTGTCCGCTTTAGATTTTCATCATAAAGATAAAGATGACAAAGAACATTTGATAGCAAAGATACTTAACGAGGGCCACATTTCCAGATTGGAAACTGAACTTAAGAAGGTCATTCTTGTCTGCAAGAATTGTCATTGTGAAATCCACGATGGGCTTCACTCCGACCTTCCAGAGTCACCCTACAAAGGCCAATCTTTGCGAGTGGAATAAATTGGTGGGTTCGGTGGGATTCGAACCCACAATCAACAACTTAAAAGGATGCTGCTTCACCGTTAAGCTACGAACCCATTCTAAAAGAACAAGAACTAGAATGACTACTTTTTATCTAAAGTCAAGGCAATACAACGAAGCACCTATCATACTTCACAGGCACATCGTATTCATAATTGTGACCTTCGATATCATTGTCAACAGAAACATGAGGGCAATTGTTGCCTGTTAGATCATTGAACTCAGCCTCTCCAAATTGCTTGGAAGATATCACAGACGACGGATAGATCCGCCCATCTTGCCCCCGAACATTAAACTCGATGACAAATCCAGTTCTCATTGTTAGGATACTCTAACAGACTTTTTTTAAATGTCAAGGCTTGGTTCGAAAAACCTCGGCAGCAAAAAGAAGTTGGAACAAGCCAGTTGAAGACTGCCATACATTGTTGCTGTAAATGCCCACAACGCCGTTGTAAATGCCAATGGGAATGATCAGCGCCGCAAAAATACACGGGAGATCGTACTTGATGAACTTGATGGTTTTGTCTTTCATAGTTTAAAAATTGGTGGGCGGTGAGGGATTCGAACCCCCACTCAAAGAATTATGAGTTCTCTGCTTTAACCATTAAGCTAACCGCCCATTGAAATTATTATCCAGCAAAAATGTATGACTTAAGAACCCTACCTTTGTATTCAAAGGTCATAAGATCAACGCCAAATCTATCTTCTTCAATGTCAATGAACTTGATTTTCTTGACGGAAATCTTGTTTCCATCAACAAGAACATAGCCGTATTTTTTCATTTTTTAATTGACCGTCACAACCTCAACTTCTTCACCGTCGATCTCAACAGTATTGACGGCTGGGCGAAAGCGCACATAATCAAAACGATTGCCTTCATCATCGGCAGCATAAGCAACCTCAATGTCAGGCCGAGAATTCTTGGCGAGAGTTTGCAATTCCTTGATGTAGTCTTTGAGTTTCATTGTGGTATAGTATGGAGACTTTTTTTAAAAAATCAAGAAGAAAGTGGCGCTCTTGGTGGGACTCGAACCCACATTAATCCAGTTATGCGCGATCTGTTTAGAAGACAGAGCCAATACAAGAGCGTAATGTCAATAAATATTAATCAATTCTCCAGATCAATGTAGACGTTACGATCAACTTCGTCAAGCGCATCCTTGATTTCAATGAACCCACCGTGAATGATGTCATTTTCATCGTAGAAGATGCCCTGCTGATCCAAGGCATCCTCAAGCATCTGAATGAAGTGAGGAATGTCGATCAGCGTGCGGTTGGCATCGCCAAAGGACACATCCAGATCAGAATTGAATAGGGCGTCGATGGCCTCGGCAGCAGGCTTGCTCATCTCGTGAAGCGTGTTGGCGGTGATGTAATGGCAGATGGACGGCTCAATTTTCGTAGCGTTCATAGTCCTAATACTCTAGCAGATAATAATGGAAAGTCCAGACTTATTTTAATCATTCTTGAACATGGCAAGTATCCAACCACCAAGTGCCAAGAACAAAACGCCAACAACCAAGATAAACAGCACCTTGATTATTCCAACTGTGACACTTAGAATACCTTCAAGGATGCTAGACAAAACTCCATTTTCATTTGCTTCATTCATAATGAGGAATGATACTCGATGAAAATGAAAAGTCAAGCCTTACCAGCTTGCTTGGTAGAAAAAGGAATAAGCCTTGAACTTGTCACTCAAGCACTTCTCCACGATCTTGATGGTTTTTTCCAAGTCCTTCTTGTACCAATCATCAATCTCCGTAGAACCAAAGAAGAAGCCGGTTGTGGGCGCAAGGACGTTCTCTGCCTCGATCTTTTCGCCAGCATTGTACGCGGCCAAAGCAGCCACGCACTCGTCACGCAGTTCCTCAAGCTGCTCCCTCGTCACATACGAGCGTTGGCACTGGTCCACGCCATCCTGCACATTTTGGACGAACCAAGAGTGAATGGCGTTTGCCTTGCGCCAGTAGCCAACCTCAAGGCTTACGCTGGCACTCTCTCCAACGTCGTCCTTGCTAAGGTTCATAAGTTCAAGAAGCTTATCAAAGTTCTCGTCCTTGTTGTAGTCGTAGCCAGAGACAAGCCGCTCGGCGGTGAGATACATATCCAAACCCATTTTATTTTTTAGTTAGAGGTTTTCTGGTTGATTACCCGTACATCCTACCCGACTTTTTATGAAAGTCAACTAGAAATATATGGGACTCGACATTTTTTGTAAAATAAAGTCAAGGCTTTTTCACCTTTTTCTCTGTGATCAACTTCGGTGGCAACAATGGTTGCGTCGGAAGTGGGACAGGAAGATTTGGGTGATTTACCTTGAAAACTTTGCCGTTAAAAGAGAGAAGTTTCATTGGAGGAAAGGAATCATTCATAAATATTCTTTCCCCCAATGAAGTCAATAAATTTTTAAATAATTTTTGATTTTTCTACGCGGCTTCCAAATTAGCTTTCCAATTCTTCAGTTCGTGATGAAAGATGATTGCATCCTTGATCACAAATTGCTTGTTGAACTTCTCAGCAATGGCGGCAATGGGCTCCTCGCGATGACTGTTGCCGTCATAGATCATTCCATTGGCGAGCAGCACAGCGTGATGGCGATGGCTAGGGCGACCCCTCTTGCCCTGCACCACGAAGTGGCAACCAAGGTAGATGGGGAAGCGGTAGGAGTTAAGCTCAAGCCACCACAGATGGTTGCTGCCGTCGCCCTGTAGGCTCACGTGGCTGCACTCTACCCCCTCCTCCTTCATTGCCTCAACCACCTTGCTGGTGTAGGTTCCCTTGTCCTTGTGGCACTCAACGAGGGTCTCAAGGGTCTCCAAAGAGGCGTCAAAGAGGCAGGAAAGGGCAACTGGGCCACAGTTGTATGCGCCCAGTTGATGGTAGTGGCGGATGGATTGGCGATAGGTTAGCACGAGATGGGGCGGCTGATGTTGATCGACTGCCCAATTGAATACCCATCCTTGGCGACTGTCGAGTTGGAAAAGTTCGTGATGGTGGTTTTTGTGTTTGACAGGCGAGGATACTTTTGGTTGACGAAAGTCTTTACCGCCGCCTTCTTGTCCGACACCACGAGCCCATACCGCACCTCCGTCTCCTTGCGCTGCTCAACGGGCAGAGTCTCGAACTTGGCAGTTTCCGCCGCCTTCTTGGCGTCAGCCAGCTTGGTGTCCAAGCCCCTCCAAAGGTTGTACATGAAGGTAGCCTTCATCCGCACCGAGAGGTTGTTGGTCTTCTTGTAGTAATCCCAACGGCGCTGAAAGTCATCCTGCACAAACTCGTTGACGAACTTGGCAAACTCAACGTCCTTCTTGTCGCCAAGGATGTTGACGCTGCGCCCAAAGTAACGGCCACCCGAATAGATGACCGTCACATTGAAGTGCTTGTTGAGCAGCCAACTGGCATACTTTTGGAGGGAGGGAAGGCGTTTGCCAGAAAAGGCAGTCTCCTCGACCATCTCCAACTTCTCCGCCTCCGTCTCACCACGAGCCTGCACAATGGCAAGGTCAATACCCGCCTCCGTGGCAAGGGCCGTCGCCTTCTGAAGGGCGAGATCAGCCTCATGCTCGTTGGCAGACTTTGAGAGGTTCAGCAGCTTCTTGAGCTTGTTGAGCAGTTGTTCGTTCATCGTGCCACCATCATGACACCAAGATATAAAAAGTCAAGGACCAAAATCAGACAGCGATGTTGCTGATAGCCCTCTTGGCAAGCTCAAGCTTGGACAGATAGTCCCCATTGAAGTTCTTGCTCTTGTGGATGTAAAGGGCATAATGCGTGGCATACTTCAGCGGCAGATTACAGGCATACTTGTGCTTGGAAAATGCACTGGTCTTGACATTCTTGTAAAACTGCTTGCGGTTCCTATTGCGTGCATAAGGACGCACAACCAAGCCTGTACCGCGCAGCATGGCGCGGCAGAAGCCAATGAAATCATTGCCATCAATGTCATTGGCAACAAAGCCAACGAAGTTATCCGAATATGTCGTGTTGTTGCTCATAGTTTAGGAAAAAATGTTGTCCATCGAATTGATCATAATGTTGCCATCTGGGCTGGTCCAACTCAAACTTTCGCACAGACGCTTGGCCTTGCCGTGAGAGGACACATCGTCATAGATATAATCCATGAAGCTGCTCAGAATACGACTGAGAGTGGCATGGTCAGTCTTGGAAGGAACCTGCGTGCAGTAGCTGCCATCCTCGATAGCAGCCCAATCTGGACCCTCGTGGCGAAACACATCGAACCGCAGTAGGTTCACATCCTCGGGGTTCTCGGGGTCATAGTCCCCATCATAACCCTCGTTCAGATTAACCCAATCAATCCGCACATTGTGGCGGATGATGCTGGGCAGATTGTATTCGTTGACGTAGAACGTGTCTTTCTTCATCGTGCAATCAGTCTAGCAGACTTTTTTTAAATGTCAAGGTTGTTTCTTGATCTCGTCCATCAATTGAACAAGAAGCTCTCTGATCTCCTTGTTGCTTTGTATCGCTTTATCCACCAAAACTACCAATTCTGACTTTTGTATTTCTTGTGACATAAAAAGAAATTGGGAGCAGGCCCGGCGTTTGAATCCGATGCTTCACATTATGAGCGTGACGAGTTACCACATACTCTAGCCTGCCGTAAAATTATTTGTCAATATGATTGATTTTCCATTCATCCACAGCCTGTGATTTATTCAAGCGGTATTTCTTTTGTCTGCTTTGTTTCCTCACCCTATCCTATCCACCATTACTTTACTTGCTTCTGTTTTTTTATCGTCGCTTGTATTATTCTGGCGGCGCGAAGAGCGCACCACAGGTTCATCGAAGGGATGCTTTCCAACTATGTTATTTAAAGAACGCCCATCATCTTACTGATATATATCCAAATGTCAACGAAAAACTTCAACTTTCTTAACTTTTTTTAATACTCCACTTCCACTTTCTCAACTTCAACTTCGGTCCAACCACTCTCTTTCAGCTTTGTAATGACATCATTTATATCCCAATCGTTCAGATTGTCAATCACAAAAGCATACGCGCTGTTGTAATCTCCCCACAAATCTGAACCATCCTTGGTAGCGTGCGTGAAATGAAAGTGGGTATCATATTCCGCAGCGTCATTGTCCTTGATGTGTAGGTGATAGATTTTCATCGTTCTAGTATCTTGGACTACTTTTTTTAAAATGTCAAACCAATTCTTTCATGTAGGGATGATACTTGACCTTGTGCCGATAATATGTTTCAGACTGAAGCTTGCCTTGTGCAGTATGGTCAGCAACCCAATACTCGTTCTTGAACCTGATGAGCGCATGCGTTGCCTTACCAAGTCGGTTCAGTGAAGATAGGATGGTGTCCTTGATCTTATCAGCCTCACTTGAAGCAAACTCATACTTCTCAGTATGAATAGGCATCTGAGCGCTGTCAATGATAAGGATTTTTACAATGTCTGAGTTTTCCATTTATTAAACCTCCTCGTAAACAACTCGACCATTCTTGACCTTCACTTCGTTGCTGTCAATGGCAATCATACCAATGTCATCACGATCTTCTCCATTCCATTCCACTTCGCCATTGAGAACATAACCCCACGGCTCTAGGAAGTTCTTGATGAGATACTCAATCCAATCCACATACTCATAGAACTTCTCGCCACCGTCCCATTCAATGGCAGTGCCGTCCTCGTTCGGTACCCATTGGCACCATAGGCTCGGCTGACCCTCGGGAGGGGTGTTGCTGTTGACGACGCTATCATCGCTGTCCTGACCGCAAAAGCCAGCGCCATTGACGAAATAAGCACCTTGCTTGCCAATAGGAAGTCCCGCCGCAACTCGGATAGGGTCTAGCTTCTTCGCCGCAACGGTCTGCTTGCGCTTCATGCGGCGCGTCTCGCTGAACTTCAGGAGATAAGCCTTGTGAGCAGGAGAAAGGGGCTTGTTCAGATCGAACTTGCCTCGGAAATCAGTGTGGTATCCCATAGTGTTTAGAAGAGTAGCAGTTTTTTTATGAAAGTCAAGAAATCACTCGCACAATCTTGCCGATGAACGATGCCTTGTTGCAAGTGCAATCTTCGATGGCAATCGGCACAGAAGAAATCTGTGGCCAAGTCATCACGTTGGAACCGATCTCGATCTTGTCGTTGCCTTCGCCATGAACCATGACGCCGCCCTGCGGATACTTGCCACCATCGGAGATGAACTTCTTCCAGATATTGTCCATTCGAGTAAGGCGAGCCTTGGCGAGCGTCTGCCACTTCGGCTCCTTGTTGAAAAAGGAATACAGCGGCTTGTAAGCGTAAGCATACTTCGCCACCGTGCAGACGTTGCCGTTGTCCAATTCAACCGTGGCAACGTGCTTGGGAGACTTGATTCCGTAGATGTAAACGCCCATGTAAGATAGAATGATGATGGTTAATAAAAAGTCAAGCTATTAGCGAGTGAAGGCGTAATAGACATTGTCAGGAATAATGTCGCGAACAGCCGTGTCAAGCTTCCACATAGTCATTCCAATCTTCTTCTTGTCCTCACCATTCTCGATCATACCAGCGATGCTGATGAGATCGTCGTAGTCCTTCTTGCCTCCTTCAGTCATTTCGGGGTCGTCCTTGAAGGCGTTGCTGTGCCAAGCAATGTACTTGTCAGCAGACTTCTTGAGGGTGATAGCGTGCTGGTTTTTCATCGTGGTATCAGTATGGCAGAGGAATAAAAAAAGTCAAGCCTCCTGATCAAAGAGTGGCGTAGCCAGCCTCAACCCAAATCTGCACCGCCCTCTGCCAAGAACCCTGAAGGTTCCGCCACACACCAGAGTCAACGAACGCCTGCACATTGTCATGAAACTCCTCGTTGCTCAGAGTGCCGTTTTCAACGCCGATGATGAAGTCGATGTGATCCATAATGAATGAAAGTATGATGATGGATTAAAGAAAGTCAAGCCTCAAGAAAAAATTCCGAGAAGTTCTTCGGTACGACGACGGTCGCGCCATCGCGCCATGATCTCCTCCTCCTCAGTGGCTCCAGAGGACCGCTTGCTGCGAACCTCTGACAAGGTGAAGAACCACTTCGCCACATCGTCCTTGCTCACCTCGCTCCAACCAATGCCCTCGCAGCGATGCCATTGACCATCCACTGCCACATAATCGCCTACGGATAGGCTGCGAACCTTGCTGGCAAGAAACTCAGGGCACTCGCTGCCAGAACCATTGTTCCAATTGGCAAAGACAATTTCCAAAACCTCGCTAACCGCCTTGAGTTTAGACTCGACGTTATTGTACTCTGTCTTAAAAGTACCGTCGTTGTACCGTATTTTGATCGTGTTGAATTGCATAAGTCAAGACTAGACCAAAGAGTCGGTCAAACTGTCTTTCTCGATTTCTTCAACGTCCAAACTGGCTCCGGCGTCACTTTCAATCTCATACAGCAGTTGCTTAACTGCGTCAATCTTGGCCTGCTTCTCGTTCTTGGCCTCAATCACAATGCTGTTCCAAGGAGTGTAGATGCGATAGGTTTTCATCGTGCAATCAGTATGGTGGATAAATTAAAGAAAGTCGAGCAAAAACTCACTTGCCGACGAAGAACTGCTCGGGGCGACCATTGACCGTCACGCCATCCGCCCAAACCAGCCCGATGTAGTTCGCACGAGGCGAACCGTGGTCGCAGCCGATGAGGTATTGGAACGTGCCGTCGCGGAGCGGGTCTTTGATGACCACGTAGCGCTCATTGGACCAATAGACCGTCTTGCCGTCGTCGATGGCGTCCTTGATTTCTTGAAGCGTCATACCCAGAAGCATGACAGCAGATTAAAGAAAGTCGAGAAAAAAAGAGAGGTGGTGGAAGATACCACTCATTCCACCACCTCCCCAACCCTCGTTAGACGAGGGTCAAACTCTCGGCAAGGTCACCGTCGTTGAGCGTGTCAAGGCATGCCAGCTTGTGCTGCACGCGGTGACAGATATTCTCCTCGATGCACTTGGCAGCGTAGACGATGTGCTGGTAGCTCTTCGTCTTGCCCTCAAGACGCCAAACACGGCCCAAGGCTTGGCGCATATTGAAGGCACTCCAATTGGGGCTGACGATGCTGGCGCGAGGAAAGTTGCCGTTCAAATCGTGAAGGCTGACGCCAGTGCCGCCCGCCGCAATATTGACGACCATCACTCGCTTCTTGTCAGCTTGGAATGCTTCGATATCTGCAATGCGCTGCTTGTCAGCCTGACCGCCCACAATGTAGCCAATCTGGTCCTTGAACTTGGCCATCTTGTCCAATCGCTTCACAACAGCCTCAACGCTGTCAGTGAAGTTGAGGAACAGCACAACGCTCTTGCCCTCGTCAAACAGATCTTCGACCATGTCAACGAACAAGGGAACCTTGCAAAGCTCCGCCTTGCGACGAGCCTCCATCATGACGGCAAAGATGTGCTCACTGTAGTTCTCCGCCTTCTCCTCAAGCTTGGCCAGTTCAGTCTCCATGTCGTCATAGACGGCTTGGATCTTGCTCTCGTTGCTGCCAAGGTCATAAGCCTCCGCCACAATGTGGCTCTCGGGAAACTGCTTGCCAAAATCCTCCACCTTCATGCGGCTTGCGCACTTGGTAGTTTCGAACAGATACTCATTGAGTCGCAGCATAGACTCCTTGGCTTGAGGGTTGCTCAAGTTGAAAGTCATGGCACCATAACGCGCAAGCAGTTCCGCGCCGTGCACTCGGCAAAAGTCGCGGAAGTTGTACAAGGCATGAAGGTTCGTCATGAAGCCAAACGCCTTCATCTCAAGCGGAGAAGTCGCAACGGTGGCGGACGAGACCAGCACCTTGTAGCCTTGAAGCTTAAGGGCAACAAGCATCCAACTGTTGCTGGTGTCAGTGCCTTTGCACTTGTGACCCTCGTCAACGACCACAAGAGTGTTGGGGTCAAACTTGAACTGCGGAAGTTCACGAGTAGCATTCTCCTGATAAGGCTGCACAGGATCGGGAAGCTTCTTCCACTTCATATACTTGGTATTGCCGCGACCAATCAGTTCATAGTTGATCACAGTGACCGCCTTCAGCTTGAAAGCATTCAGAACCTTCTCCCACTGATGAATGACACTCTTGGGGCAGATGATAACAAACGGACGGTTCATCTCGCGAATGACCGCAGCAGCTGCATATGTCTTGCCAGTGCCAGTCTCACTCATGTCCACGGCATGGCCGTTGAGGTACAAGCTATCGACGAGCGTTTGCACGTGCTTGAATTGCGGTTCAAGCAAACCGGTGGTATCAATTTGCATACGTGTATCGTGCTAGACTTTTATTAGAATGTCAAGCGCGCTTCTTCTTTTTCTTGATCTCCTTGAATTCGAATGCCGTAACATCTTCATACTGAACGCATTTGGTAAGATAATTGAGAATGATGGCATAAGCATCATCTTCATTCTCTGCATCAATTTCATCAATGAACGTAACCTTGTACTTTTTCATAAGTTATTAGTAGTTCCAGATTTGCACAAAGTATTTGTCGTTGTGGGAATAAATCATAAACTCACCATCATAACCATTTTCACCGGGATCTTCCACAGGGTCGAAAAGCAGAACTTTGCCAGTATTGTGGCTTTTAATGGCAATGCCGTGCCAATCCTTGGGAACATCGGTGGTGCCAACCTTCATCAGGCGGCTTTCTTCGGTGCTGCCATGATTGCCTTTCCACTCAAAGGAATAGGAGCAGTAGATAGGAATGATCTTCATTGTTCGAACATTATGGTTGAAGAATTAAAGAAAGTCCAGAAAAAAGATGATTTGGCCTGCACTTTTTCTAACGATTTTGCTGGTATTTCTATGAGGATATGCTAGACTGATTGTACGGTGGAAGTACGGGAGAACCCGAAAAGCCGAGATGCGGAGATCAGCCTCCTAGAGTCGGGCACCGACTCCTACGCGGATTTAAAAAAGTACCGAGATTAAATCTCAACACGATTTTTCTCGACATTTCAATAAAAAGTGTTCAATCTATCAGCACTATGGAAACCACCACCATCACCAAGAAACTCGACCACGAACGCGACTTCTACGGCTGCGTCCTCGGCCTTCGCGAGGCGAACTATCACGACGACTCCGACTTCTACGCCATCGTATGGGACGAGGAGCAGGGCTGCGTGCGCGAGATCAACGACGGCACGACCCGCGCCTACGCGCCCAGCAAGTATCACCGCGCCGACGCTACGGACGAGGTTCGAGCCAAGGCTCGGGCTTGGTACGCCAACAACGCCAACGTGCGCGAGGCTGCGCGCAATCGCCTGAACCGTCTCGCCGCCGCCGTTCGCATCAACGACGAGGTCAAGGTTGTGAAGGGTCGCAAGATCGCCAAGGGCACGGTTGGCGAGGTCTTTTGGTTTGGGGCGGACGGCTTTCGGCACGGTGCCTACCGCATCGGGCTGCGTTTGGCCGACGGTTCCCGCGTCTACACGGCGCTGGAGAACGTGGCGAAGGTCAACGTCGTCCTTCCGACGGACGCCGAAGTTGAGCGCGAGATCGCCCGAAACAACCCCTACTAAGGGGTTTTTTGGTCCGTAGTTCAAGCTCAACGAGTTACAAAATTCGTTGAGCTTTCATTTTAAACTCATTCTGCTAGAATGATTGCACGGTGGAAGTAGGACAGAGATCCGAAAAACCGAACTACGGTGAGTCCCGCGAGGGTGGCCGATGGGTAGGGGACCGACGCCTGGGCAGATTGCTTCAAGTGCCCCCAAAAATTTGACTCCCCCTGACTCAAATAGTATAGCACATTTTATTAAAAAAATCAAGCTTAAAAATGCTGCTAGGCAAATTTTTACAATTACGCAAGTGCTTGAAGCTCAACAACTTGCAACTTTTGTAAGTGCTTGATATTCAACAGTTTAGAATATGCGTGTATGCGCATATGCTCAATAAAGAAAAGTAAATTGTAAAAAAGTTGTAAATGTAAAAAAATTGTAAATGTAAAAAAGTTGTAAAAAACCCCCAAGAAATTGGGGGTTTTTGTGCTTTTGTAACTACTTGATTATCAACTCTTTATGCCAGCGGCGGCGGCGAAGGCGGCGTCATCAAACTCATCACTTTGAGCATCAGGCGCTTTATCTTCCTTCTTCTTGCTGCCAACAAAGTTGACACGCTCTGCGATGATGGCATATGAGGTGCGCTTAACACCATCCTTCTCCCATTCATCCTGCTTAAGACGGCCAACAACACTTACCATGTTGCCCTTCTTAACATACTTGCTGACAAACTCAGCTTGCTTTTCCCATGTATCCACATTGATAAAGAGAACTTCCTTATCATTGAGTGGATTATTAACAGCAAGGCGAAGTGTACTTACATTCTTGCCTGTGCCTGTTGATCTATTTGTGGGGTCCGAAACCACATTACCTACCATTGTTACTACGTTTAGCATATTGTTTATTGTTATAGACTTTAGCCTTTATTAGCTTTGTCAGGTACCAACATACACTATATAGCTAGTTTGTCAATATATAAGAAGTGGGGGTAGGGGGGTACCTAAATTATTTTTTTGGCTACTCTTTTTCTATTCCACTTACTTAACTTGTTCCATTCAATACCAAACTCTGTATCAGTAGGTAGGGTACCTAAATTTTCTGGTAGGTATATACTAGGATTTATTTGTTTGGCGGAAATATAAAGTTTCTTCCAATTTTTATATTTTTTAGGTCCATTGGCCTTTTTGTTGGCGTGATGCTTTCTCATCCCTTCACTTACTCTGTCTTTGAACTCTTCATTATATACAGTAGTTTGTAATTTACCTCCTTCGCGTCCTGTTATGAAACTGTCACAGCCGCACGCCACTACATTATATCCGTCATTGAATGAATTCAATTTTTCAGACCAATACTTTTCTCTTTCAAGTAATATTGATTTATTGTCTTCACATTCTTCCAATACAAATATCTTTATTTGCGCCCATCCGTATTTAGACAATCCATCTTTAAATTTGGAATTAAGTCTTTCCTCTGAGAAGTATCTACCGAGTCTTACAGACATTTTACTGCTATATCCCACCAACCATTTATTATCTGGAAATAGGAACCCATATATTCCACAGGCATTTGCGCCAATTATGTCAAGTTTATTATTTTCCATTATTAGTTTCATATACCAATAAGTATATGAAATGTATAATTTTTAGGTGGGTTGGGCACAACTACCTAAATATTTATATAACAAAAAAGCACGCTATGTATCAGCGTGCTTTCATACCCTAGTACCTAAATTTATATTTTTAGTTATAGCTAGTTTTCTTCAGTTTTTTCAGCTGTGTTATTATGACTACCATCACAATATCCACTAACTGACTTGCCACACCCACACTTGGTCTGAATAATCTTATCTTTAGATGCTTCTTTAACAGCAACAATAACAATTGCCGCCAATAGAATTGCTAATACAGTAATGATAATAATCATATATATCTTATTCAGCAGCGTCAGATGTGTTATCAATAGCAGCAGTATTATCTACTGCGGCAACTTCAAGACCCTTACGATCCTTGGCATTGTCACTATCTGCACGACTCATAGGAGTCAGAAAGTAATGAGCAACCTGCTTTAACTGAGATGGTACAACATTAGTTGTTACACCATGAGCAAACATTCTATATGTACTAATCATACGAATGCTTTGCGCCACCTTCTTTGTGTTTCTAGACACAAACTTACCTCGCTCTGCACTAAAATTACCATGCAGCTTATAGCGCGTGATCTTGTCCTTCGGCATAGTGCCTACAGGAGATTTGTTAGTGTTCTTCTTAGCGTTATTGGTCTTATTGATAGTAGCCATGACGTACATAGTACATAGATATATCAGATGGTCAAGAACTTTGTGATACTATTTTTTGCTTGACAAATATACTATGGGGGTACCTAAAATTCGTTGTCAATATATATAAAAATTGGATAAGAAATTTTTTGATTGACAGAGGCGGCGTGGGTTTATCTATCTATTCTACCTAGATACTATCTAAGCTTTACTTATTATGTTATATATGATTTATATTTTATAGTATCCTACTATATCCTATGTTATTATCTCTTCTCTACCATCTTACTCCATTATGCCCCATATCATACCACATTTTTGTATATATATGATTTACATATATATGGGGGTATACACCCACCCTTCTTTATTGTTTATTGATATTCAGATTTAGTATATCTTTTTCTTTCATAAGCCAACCTGTCAGTAAATTCATATACTTCTTTTTTTGCTCATTATTTAACGAGTTATATTCATTCATCATTTGATACAGCATAACAAAGTTATTGTTGTTATTAGCATTAACTTCTCTATATATCATTTCGTCGTTTCTCATACGTTTAAGTTTTATATTACTTTTATTTAATAATAGGCATATATATCAGCTTATTCTTATTGTCACATAATTAGGATCTTTGCCGTCATAACATACTCGTGCAGATGATCCATCCTTATATATGTATATTGTATTTTTATTAAGAATTGATGCGTTGCTTGATACAATAGATGATGGCTGCTCTATATCTGCATCTTTTTCTTTACCATAAAAAATAGCCGTTGCTTCATTATCAACAACGGCTTTTTTAGCTTTACCTTTCATATATATAACCCTTTAATATATACTATATATATTCTTATAGAAAGAATAGCACCCAAAGAAACGCGGCTATTCCAATTCCAATGCCTATATACATAAGAGTATTGTCTTTTTGATTGTTCAAGTTTACATCATCATATGATGCGTTTTCACGTACAACTTCATTGTTGACGTTAGTATTAACGTTATCTGCTTGAACATTGTTATATACATTAACATCTTCATTTGTTGTGTATGAAGATACGGTTGTTTCTGTAGCATCGTTCTGAGGATATGTTAACGTAGTATTGTTACTATTCTCTGTAGATGTAGCGGCGGGTTCTACTGCAATAGGTTGATCTACTACTACATTTTCAACTTTCTTTGCTTTAGCCTTTTTTGTATTCTTTTTAGCGGCGGTGTTCTTCTTGACTGCCTTCTTACTTGTTGTTTTCTTTGTACTCATAATATGTTAATGTTTATATTGTTCTATAATATATATAATCTTACTTTTTGTTGTCGTCGTATATATTGTTTTTATATTGTTCGCGCTCTATGATTTTCATCGTTTGATGATGTCGATAGAACGCGATGAACAATACAACAAAGCATGATATATAAAATAAAACATCATAGTCCTTGAAAAATGAAAAAAATGCTGTAGCAAATGCTGTCAGCATGATTATAACTTCGATGCATAGTGCTATCATATTCAGAGGGTTCGCTCTGTCTTTTCTACCACATACATCATCATCCAAAAGCCTGCAATAACCTGCCATGTATTGGATGTTACGGTGCCAAATATGACCGACATAAGGGCTATGCTGAATATTGTTACATGAGCTATCATTTTATACTTGTTCATAAAGTTATTATATTTAATATTGTCGTTTGTTCATCATCTTTTCTGCGGTAAGCCAGCTCCAATGCACGGCATTATCAATAGATGCGCCGTTTGATAGAAAACCATTCAATGCTTGGCCTGCATAATAATCCTTTAGCGACATTCCTGTGCTAATAAGTTGATTTGGTTCTGTCTCATCATCTTCCGATGAGAATGGAGACGTTGGAATATCTTTATTCATAGATGATATGCTTCCATAGTTTGGCGCAACTGTCAAGATTTATTGATATATTCGTGGCTGTAGCAAAGTCTGTCAGCGTGTGCCATGCTACTATATTTTCTATCATGTCCTGCCTTATAGTCCTGCCGAGTTTTCATATTCTTAACGGTAGGCTTCCACAGTTTTGATCTGTTTCTATATTCACCCATGCGTGGATGTGCAGTTTTGCTATAGTAACGCTTGCCTTCATCAACATACATTTGAGCAATTGCGTCACTCAAACGCACTCCAATGCCTACGCCTTGATAGTCTGGGAATACAACTACACGATGCTCACGCCAAGCATTCTTCAGAGTACCACTTGGCATAGGCAACACAGACACAAAGCCAACTGGATTGCCATTCCACTTTGCAAGATAACAGCGAGAGGACTTGTTAAGGTCATCACTTAGATAATGATGCTTCTTAAAAACTGACCACCATCCTTTGTCACATCGTTCGATGGAAAGATGAACATCGGGGCGTCGCCAAAGCGACCTCCCCACCGTCAAAGACGATGTAAGAGTATCAAACACCCAATCTGGCTGAAGCCATTCTGTGATGTCATAGTGACAGGTTGCAAATACAACACCAGTCAGTTTATCGTTACGGATTTGACGCTGTAGAGCATGAGAACAACTCTTGGCAATTGTGCGATCAACCACAGAGGTGAACTCATCAAATGATGTATTGGTATCGAGCATTGCTGCCATTCTTGCTCGAAATTGTTCTCCATTACTCAATACATGATATGGGCGGCACCAAGACGGTACACTATTAAGACCCACGGCACCTAACTTTTGATACGGCACTTGGCTGGCGATTCCCTTCTTGCCATCCCAAGTCGGGTCTGGCGTGATGCCATAATGCTTCTTGAGCAGTTGGCTCTTGCCCGTTCCAGAAGGACCAACAATCAATCCAATTGCCCAAGATCCATCTCGCTTGGGCGCATCAAAGTTTGGAAGATCAAATGTACTTGTGCCATCAAACTTATAGTCGAATGGCTCAAGAGCATTCAGCAAAGTCTGATCAACTTCTACTGTTATGGTTAATTTGTCGCTCATTTTCAATACAATAGCATATATTTCTCTATTGTCAAACACTTAAACACTATGTTGTTTATATTTATATCTACACTTTACCCTTCACGGGGTGATCGCACTGGTCACGTGCGGCTAAACAAAACCGCCCCAACGGAACTTGGGGCGGTTTTCTTTTACATGGGGTACCTAAATTTTATTCGTCGTAATGAAAACCATCGTCGTCTTCATAACCTTTCGGCGCATTGATAATCGAAATAACAAGTATCACCAACCCAACCGCGACTGCTGCTCCGACTAACCAATATATTATACTCATAATGTATAAGTTTTAAGGAAGTCTAATTCTGATGTAGCCGATAGCACGCTCAATGGCAAATAAAATTTTCGTAATAAATTTTCTGATCTTGCCCCAACATTTTGTGTTAAAGATATATTTGTTATACCATCTATTGTGAACTTTGGATAGTTTCTCGAACAAACGTTTCATATCTTCTTTGCTTTGTCTATTGTCTGTCTTTTTGTACTCTAACAACTTGATGTTTTCAAGTTTTCCACGAGTGAAAGTCGCCTGATATTCTACCCAATGATCATATCCATCTTTATCCATGATATGATAAAAGTTGATTTTGCCGTGGTAATCATGCACTTCTTCTTTAAATGGCTCTTTGTGGTCAATATATCCACCAGCAAATGCTTCAGAGTCTTCAACCCATTCTGTAACTTTATATTGATCAACAAATAATCTTCCACCTTGAATATAATAGGTGGCCATGATGTTATCCAAATCTTTCGTCTGAAATGGATCTTTATAAAGATCAATGCCAGCAGCATCAATCTCGGCGTTGGTTGGTAGCTTGTCTGCTACAGAAATATAATCGAACATTCCCATAAGTTTTATTTTATTCAAAGGTTATACCAGAATTCTTTGGCTTTGCAAGCAATTTCATATCTTTTAATGAAATATATGCATTTTCTCTGATGATTGATCCACCATTGCAAGTTGCTTGGGTTCTGGTGTGTTCTCTTTTTATATCGGATGTATAATTGCCATCGCCATCGCATATTTTCCAAAAGACAACCTGATCACTCTCAAGCAGAGATACAAACAGAAAACCAGATACGCACAACATTTTGCATAAAGTTCTCAACTTCTCCAATTTTTCGTATGTTATGAGATATGAGTCATACTCTTTTCCCTTGTATACCAATCTGCGGTTTGATTTATTTTCAAAATTGATCAAACTCATTTCTCTAGACTTTATCTCAGCTAAAGAAATCAACTTTTTATCTTTCACTATAAGTGCATCTATGTCGGACGAGCTTGTAGTATCGGTTGCAATGACTTCGCACTTCAGCGCCTCTTCCAATTTTTCATGGCATGATAATTGCGTTCCTATGTAAATCCTACCTTTGGTAGTATTACAGTCGAGTGATTTTAATGCGAAGTCCATTTGAATTACAACTTGAATGCAGCAATGGTATGCTGGAATGGGTTGCCCTCAATGTTCTTTACAAGATTTAGCATTTCGGCAGCAACTTCTCGGATTTCCTTTTGGGCATCTGGCTTGTTGCGTAGTTGTAGGAAATGATAGAAGGAACGCCAGTTAAACATAACATCTGCACAGATTTGGCTGTTGTATGTCTTGAAGAAGCGTGCGCTTTCCTTGATGCGCTTCTTATCATAACCTCTGTTCAATAGATCAGCAACGCACTTGTGATACAATTCATTTCCTTTTTCAGTATATGCTTCTAGTAATTCCTTCCACTCGTCGGGCCAATCATTTGGAATAAGAAACTTATCCTGCTTGATTTCCTTGTAGCGTGCGCTTTCTCCATTGACACTTACTCCAATTCTATGCTTTAGGATATGAATATGACTGGCGATATCCGTATCAACAAGAAAATGAAGGCTGCTCTTTTCAAAAGGAGTATGATGCCCGTGGTCAGCGAGCATTTTCAGCAACGCTGGAATGCGGTTTCGCTTTTCTTCTGTGATTTCTCTGCTCGTTGATGTCCAGGCAGAGCAAGCATGAATTTCATCATTTCCGTAATGTCCAATAAGTTCTACTGTGTTGTTATTCATTATAAATTTTTCTGATGCTGTAGTCCAAGATCGTGAGTAAGCATTATGGCAAACATTTCTGCATTTTCAACATTAAAAGGCATCAAAGCACCATAAACAGGAGCATTGTTGATTGTGTCATCATCAAACCCCTCAAGCTCCATAGCTCCAATCATTCCGCGATTAAGCAAAGCGGCCATCGCGCGTTGTTTAGCAAAGTCTGGAAATATTGTTACAAAGCCGTGCTCTGATTGTATATCAACAATAGCAGCCTTTTGTGTGTCAGTTTCATCAGTTGCCTCGTCATAATCCACATCATAGTCAATGTCTGGATCTATGGTGGTGATATAGCTGATGATAGCATCTGTATATTCTTTTACAGCGGAGTTTACCTTCTCGTTGATTGGTAGCAGTGGTGAGTCCATAGGGGGTACCTAAATTTTAATTTTGATATCCACTCCGTAATATTCTCCAACGATTTTTAACGCGGGTAAAAGCTTCTTTTGATATTCAAGCTCATCACGTTCATGTTTCATTGGATTTTTAATTTTATTTAGCTCTTTTAATCTTTTACTGCTATTGTCCAAATGCCACTTTAGATTTTCTCTGAAGGCAAGATCCAAGTATTCATCGTCAATTTCAACGTGCATTTTCATATGTTGCCATGTAATAAGGTTTTTCCGATGTATTATGAGCGGCTTCTGACACATAGTCAAACAATTCCTTCCTTGCATTTATATACGCCTTGCGAAGCTCGTGGAACTTCATATCCTGAATATCTCTATATGTAGAATAGTGAGAGAACGCACTATCAAATGTTTCGGCGTGGATTACCGCCAATACACTCTCTGCATCAATTTGACGCATTGTATTCTTGCTGGATGCTGTATATAACTCCGAATTATCTACGTCGGATGCATTGGCGTGAGCAAATTCAATCGCAACAGCTGTAATTACCAATGCAAATGTAAGCGCCCACAAATAATTAACTTTGTTTTTCATTTTTCTTAGGCTTAGGTTCTTCTGGCTTCTTCTTTCCGAAGATATTATCATAGTTCTCTGAATATGTCTTGTATGACACACTCAAAGGGCGTGGCTTGCTTCCTTTTCCGTTCTGGTTCATAGTTTTATTCTTCAGGCAACATACTAACAGGAATATACTCTCTGTCAACCAAATCTTGGCGAGTTTTTGCAAGTTCTACATTGAGTGTCTTATACCATCCATCTCTATTTCCACCAGATACGTGCAGCTCTCCCTTTCGTCCACTTAGTTCGCAAGTTCTTGCAGATATTGACTCTGCCATATGAATTATACCATCGAAATATGAATAGTACCTATCCATTATTGTATTCAATGCTGGGTATTTGTTGCTTTTGACCAAGTCTTTGATGTTTGGGTCAACCTCAAGATTATAATAAAATCTCAAAGCACCAAACTTCTCTTTTACTTGAGTTGCGATCACTTGTGGAACAGGAATTTCGAGAAAATATGAACCTACGGAACTTTTCTTTATAGCGAGTTTGGTCGCATCTTCTTTGTCTATTTCAATGGATGTTGTCCATATACGAGATAGGGCACAACAAAGAGAGTCAATGACATCATACCATCCATCGCCGCATTCTATACCAAAAGCAATGCAGGACTCTTGCGGAGATTTATATCTATCGGCAAATATCTTGGGATATTTTTCGCAAAGTTGTTTATCAAGATCGGGACTCATAATTTATGTTTGTAATCTTACTTCAGGAAACAGATGATTGTCAATAAAGTTTTTAATATCTTCTTCTTTATATCCACAATTTACCAGAAAACGTGATGTATGTACATTCTGCTTTTGATTGATGCAATATGTATTGTGATTGGATGCATAGTTCATATTACCGACCGTCCAACCAACATTGTTCAGATAATAAATCATGCAGTCTTTTGCTGCATCAATAACCTGTTCAAGTTCATTGTCAGTATTGACCATTCCCGCCGCAATCATATTCGGACTAAAGATACGCTTGCCCCAATCTGGCAATTCACGATCTTTCTTCCATACAAGATCAGCAGTTCTGTTTCTGAACCATTTGTTCATAGGATGATTTTCATCAGCCATACTGAAATCAAGAAATACACCTGTGATCTTGTTGGCTCCGCATATTACATCAAAGCCAAAGATAGGAGAACTATCGTCAAGATGAGGGAAGATACAGATATGCATTATCCACATCTTCTTCTGTTCAATAACATCCAATACTTCAAGATGACCGCGACGAAATCTATCGCCTCTAAATATCCTATTTGTCCAAGGATATTTATCCAGTTCTTTAGTTTCAATCTCACGGTTATGTCTAGCGATCTCAATATAAAGTTCGCTAGACAATGCTTTCATCTTGTCAAAGATGACACTCATGTCAGAATTCGTTGGTTCCTGTTATACAGTCAAGAATGCCGATTGTTCTCTCAAATGCGAGGTTGGCATCATCAGCAAGATCTGCCGTGGCGAGTTCTCGCATCTTTTGACGAAGCATAGGAAGCGTTTCTCCAAACTCATACATTTTTCCACTACCGTGAACAAGAGGCTTTAGCATCTGACCGCCATACATATCACCAGCATAACGAACATAAAAATGAGCAAGGATCTGATTTCGGTCTTTCATAGCAACTATATCGTTATGATACGCCATAGTTTGCCAACTGATTGCAGACTGCTTACCCAGTTTTTGATTTAGTTCAAGCATATCTGCTCTCACCTTCTCCAATCGCTCGATGCCCTGTAGTTCCTTTAGAATGCCAACTCGTTCGGCTGCACCTTCCAACGCAGTATAGATGATAGAAAGTTGAGTAAGATATTCCATATACTCTTCTTCTTTCAGCGCCTTTGCCATAAGCAAACGCATAAAGATTGTGTTTTCAGCCTTGGCGTGGCTTTCCGCTGTAAGTTCTCTTAGTGTACTCATATTATTTGATAGTTGAACCAATGATCATAATGAAGATCCAAGCAATTGTGGGAATGATGGAAAACCAAAATCCTTTGTGGGCAAGCGCACGGTCATTCTTATTTTCTTCTGTATCATCGGGGGTTGAAAGTCGTTTCACAATGGCACAGATTGTACCAGTTATTCCAGCAAAGATTGTAAATAATACAATCATTCCAACAAAAGTGACGCCGCTCGGTGTCTTAGCAAAGACCAAAGTAAACGGAAAGAGAATAACGCCAAGAGTCGTGGCAGTAATTCCGCAGATTAGACTAAACATTGATAATGTTGATTTCTTCATAAAATTATTCCTTTGTGAGCCAATTATAGATTGGTGCGCAGTATTTGTCAGAGATATAGTCAAGTGTACCAAAGATAGTGACACATATCCATACAAGCGGTCCACCGACGAAAAGCAAAGTTAGCTTTTGCGGCTTTCGCTTTACCTTGTCGGACAACAGAATATAAAATGAAGTACCTACAAGTGTCCAAATTCCAAATAATGCTAGTAACAATAGTGTTTTCATAAATCATTGCAATATACTGACAATTCCATTATTGTCAATATCAAATATTGTAGGTTTTCCCCAAACAAGATATGCCTCGTTGAGCATAGATACATTGGCGTATGTTGTCTTGGGTGCGATATATTGAGTTTGACTGGATAGATGGATATGTCCAAAAATACAAAGCTTCGGGGCAATACGCAGCGTGGCATCAAGCAAATCTTTGCATCCAACATGCTCTGTGATGTCAAATCCAACACGATATACTTCGTCGCAAATACCATACGGAGGACCGTGTGTAATAAGCACATCAGTATCATTGGGAATTTTATCCCAATGTTTCTTGATATCTTCGCCTCTATGACGATTGAAAGCCCAATTATAGAAAAACGGCTGATATGGAGATCCGAAAAATTTTAATCCATGTACTGTGTGCGAAGTTTCTTCCAAATAAATCAAATCTGGAAATTCTTTCAATAATCCTCGAAACAACGACGGATCTTTTTCGCAAATCCAATCATGATTTCCCGCTATGAAAATTTTAGTAGAATGTGGATGAGTATTGAACCAACGCAAAAAATCCAGAGCATCGCGCATTGTTCCGTGAGAACAAAAGTCGCCGCAATGAACAATAATGTCTCCATCTGGAACTTTAATGTCCCAATGAGATCCGTGGCTATCACTGATCGCAATTATTCTTGTCATACCAGTTCAACAAATATACACTCTGCGGCTGGTGCTGACAAGTAAATTTTTTGGTTTTTTACAGATACAATGATTGTTCTGCTGGCATCTTCGCTGAACTTGGTGATAGTTGCACTTTCTCCAAATCCAAGCTCACGCAGCTTTGCTATGAATGAGATATCACCCTTTAGCTCACGCACAACTGCGCTCTTACCAAATGGGATTTTATAAACTGGAATAAATTCCTTGCTCATTTTGATACACGCATAAACGTCAATCTGTTGTCCTTTACTACTGCCTCAAACATATCTCCGTTCTTTACGTGCATATTGTTTGGATTAAGTTCAGCATCAAATATAATAACTCCCTCGGAAGGAACGATGATGTTATAATCAACGAATGTAATAGGAAATTGAGGGTCGTTATTCATAAAGTTTCACCATACTCATTCAGCTTCATAATAGCAAGCTCTTTTGTTGCATATGGTCCATAACAATATTGTCCATCCGCTTCATCCCAAAAATAATATCCAACACCTTTGTATCCTCGTTCAACGGCGTTCTCAAAGTCTCCATTGGTCAAATATTCTATGTTATTCATAGTTGTTTTTTGCTTTTATTCAATGCATCATTT